AGGTTTGGATCTGTTACTGGCGGAGTTGGCGTTGGTGTAGGAGGGATTGGAGTCGGAGAAACAAGAGTATTTAATGCTGTTTGTGCATTTGTGATCAGACTGTTCACATCAGTCTTCAAATTATTCATTATATTATCTACAGTTACCATTTTCTAAAGCTGGATGAACTTTACATCGTAAGTAGTTATTTCTTTCGGTGCTGTTCCGTTTACTCTCCATCGCCAGTATAAAGGCTGAGGCTTTGCCCCTTCAGGATTTTCTTTCTCAATGTATTTAGCATTGAATACTTTTTCATATTTTCCCGTAAGATCGAAATCAACAAACATGGTTTCCTCATAGTTGATACCGTTTTTAGATGCAAGTAGCGCAAATTTGACTACATCACCATGCTTGAATTTCCTGCCTTTCGGGTAAGTCTTATCTCCCAGGTCATGATATGACTTGTGATAAGATTCGTATTTTCCGCCGACAGAATCAGCATGAAGGGCATTCTGGAATCCACCTGTTTTATTTGATTTAGGCAGGCGTTCATTATGTCTGGAGAAAGTTTCTAAGCTAAAATTATCAAGGCTTTTATCCCAGATAAATGTCTGTAACAGGCAAATCGTTCCCTGATGTGGTGAATGATTATAAACTCTTGACATTCCACCGGACAGTTTTGATTTTCCTTTTCCATCAACGTACCAGACTCTAGGAGTGCCATGCCCGCCAGCTGCGCATTCTGTTTTATTATCGTACTTATCAAATTCATGATGCCCTTTCATCGTTCGTTCTTTTCCGTTACCCCAGATCATAGCAGAATCAAAAAGCACAGTACCTTTTGACAGGTCAGGCAGGCCATCAATAATAACAGGAGGTTCAGGAACAGCATCGCTTGAGACCGTAACATTTACGGTATCCATGATTATCTGACCAATATCATTTTCAACTTCCATCTGGAAAATTAAGACTTCTTTATCGGTCTCAATAAGAGGGGCAGTAAAAGATACGTTTGTAAAATCTTTAGGATCTACGATAAGATTAACAGGATAATCAACAGCATCTAATTGTGTCCAGTCGCATCGTATAATTTCATTATCGGGATCTGAAGCTGCGCCGTCAAGTATAACAGGCTGTCCTTCTGTTACCGTAATATCTGCCCCTGCATTAACGACCAACGGTTTATTATCTACAGGTGGAATTCCCTGACCTTCTAAAACAGTATATGAACCGATTTCAACTCTCGGACTATCTGGTTCTTGAATTGCTATCTGATAAATTTCACCTTTCTTTCCCTTGAATTCGGCTGTCAGTGTTTTAGTTCCAAAAGCAATATCTTTTCCATTCTTATCTCGTGCAATAACCTGAACTTTAGGACTGTCAGACTTTGACATTTTTATACTATCTACCAGAAGCAGGAAGCGTTAATAGACAACTATTAGCTGGCGGGCTGACTGGACTAATTAAGTTGCGTTTGTATTCATTAGATTAGTTACCTGAGTTGGAGTAAGACAAACGCCCTTAAAGTATTGGACTTCATCAATATAGCCCTTGAAGAAACTTTGGAAAAAGTCGGGAGTATCAGTATAATTATCCCAACCTATACTGAAGTAAAAGTAGTTAGTATTTTGACAATATTGATAAGCACCAGTTGAACTTTGTCCTGCAACTGCATTTCTATAAACTTCAAGTGCATTAGTTTGAGCATTAAATGTTGCTACTACGTGTTGCCATGTATTAGCAACGAATCCAGTTTTTTCTCGTCTGTAATCTGTTCCACTTTTCTTTACCTGAAATTGAAGCCTTCCACTTGAAGTCATATTAAGAGCCCATTGGTTACTACTATTATCAACTTTTAATGCTAAGATTCGTCTATTATCTAATGCTGACATATCAGTTTGATATATCCACATAGAAATGGAAAAGCCAACATTACTAGTATCCATCTGTAAGAATGAAGTATTTTCACGTGAAACGTAATCTGGGAAACCGTTAGGAGTTGAAGGGTGGCTAAACACTGCTGCCTGTCCAAATTGTCCTGTTACGTAGGGAGTGCGAAGAACTGCATTTCCATACTGCCATCCATTAGGCGAACTATCACTAGCATTACTATCGAACTTCAACCATAATGAAGGTATAATTGGTGCAGTTCCTGTTGTTAAACCTGATTTCTGAACAGATGGCGTTCCTTCGCCAGTAGCATTAACACCTGAAACACGATAATAATATGTTGTGCCAGCAAAAAGACCTGTATTATTATATGAATTAGATGCAGGACTGGCAATAAGATAAGTTGAACTAGGCGTAAAGTTGTTTGGCCCTTTATAGACTTTGTATGACGTAGCATCTACGATTGAATCCCATGTAAGATTTAATTGAGAGTTACTTGCAGGAGTAACAGCAAGATTTGTAACCTGTACTGGTGCAGGTGGTGGCACACCTGGCCCCTGCTGTGCGCCAATATCATCGGTAGCATTCACATAATCAATATGCTGAACTAATATAACACGTTTGGCAGTACCTTCAAAACTTGGTGCTATTGCAGTTCTATTAGCATCTTGGTCTTGACCTTTCTTTAAATCAGATATTATAATTCTATGATCAGATGTTCCCCTTTTCTTTCGGTGAAGTGTACCCATTTTGTATTCTCTCTCTTTCCCTACTCCATTATTGGTAAAAATTCCACGACTGAACTTATCACAAAAAGAGTAACGTTATTAGTATGAATTATTGGGATTATGCCGTAAACATTACGGTTGAGCAATGGGCCACCGCTTGAGTTTAAACAAACAGCAGATTCAGAATAATTTCCACTTGATGTAGATTCACCGAAAATTGCTGCAAATCTCATGGCTGTTCCAATTGGTTCTCTCCAACCAGTAACAGGATTGGACATATCAACACGTGCACCTGATTCACTTGATAAAGATGTGTTAGTTTGTGAAGCAGTACTGGTAGATACTCCCTTGGCCATATGTCGCCATCTGTTTGTATTTGTTCGTGCTATCTGTTGCATGACGGTATTTGTCCCATCATCAAGAATTACATCATCGGCTTTAGTTGCTTCTATTGGCGAGACTGAAATGATATTATTGCTATGATTTGAACTTCGATGGTCATTCCATTTCTTTTCGCACATCTGATCAAATTCATTTATCAGATTTACATCATGAGTTAGATTGACTCGAAGAAAAAGGTTTTCAATTTGTTTCCTGTCTTTTGCTTCAAATACTGCGCCGTAACTTGTATCTTTCATTTTTTATCTTATCCCCACTGAGTCACCGGCGTAAACGTTAGCAAAGTTACAAGCGTGAAACCCTGAACATTGACAACATGATTTATAGGATTCGTGTCAAATACTGCCCTGTTAAGAAGAATCCCTCCAGAGGAAGCATTAGCAACCATGCTTTCAACAACTGTGATTGTTGGAAATGATGCAGCAAAAAGACCTTTAAATGTTAATTGATTCGTAGCTGTTTGTATTATGCTACCAGTTGCGCCAACGCTCATATCCATTCTTGTGCCGAGTTCACCGAACAGATTAGATTGATACGGCCTTGGTTGATAATCGCTATTTCCTGCTGCCATGTATTTTAATACGGATGTATTCGTGCCCATGATAAGACCGACACAATAACGCAGACCTTCCAGCAATACTAGATCGGCAGATTTTGAAACTGCCTGAATATGAATTTCTTTATTGCCTATCTGAATTGTTTTATCGAGATGATCATTCCATTTTGCTTCGCAAATATTAATAAAATGACGTTCAAATTCAACACTTTGATTTAATTCGTTATGTCTTTGAATTAATGGAAAATCTTTTGCATCAAATGAAGTCGCATAAGTGGTATCATGAGGGCCGTATTTCTTTATTAAATCAAGGATATAATCTTCATCATACTTTTCTTCTTTTTTCTTTTCCAGAGATTGCAGAATTTGTAAAATATTCTCTGCCATTATTTATATCTCATCACCGTAGTAACAGGCTGAATCGAAAGCATTGTTGGTGCTGTATAATGAAGACCGTTTCCTCCTGAAACTCCCCACGTATAATTCATTGAACCGACAACAGCAAGAGTTGGCGGTTTACCAGTCGTAGATAATCCTAAACCAGTATCATAAATCATTATTGGATCGCCTGGCATAATCGGTGTATTTGGTGCTGTTACCGTACCCATAGAGAAGTTTGCACGCGGTCTTGCCATATGATAAATTTGCATACACAAATATCTGTACATTCCTTCTTTGTTTCTTACAAAACTCGGCACGCCTGTTAATGTTGCTTCTATCAATCCGCCTCTATCTGTTCCTCCATCCATAGCATCAAGTGCTTTAGTATCAAACATCTGAAACATTTGTGATCTCAGTCTTGGCATTTCAAACCATGCTAATGAAGTTGCTACTGTTGCAGAACTCCAATCGCCAGCATTTGGCGGCGTAAAGGAAAGTCCAGAACGGCTTTGATAAAGTGTACTTCCGCCAGTGGCTACTCTTGTTGCCCAGTGAAAGCCATCACCTGATGATGAACTGCCTCCCATTGTTGTTACCATCAGCCAGTAGTCTTTTGTTGTATCAAGATCAATATAGGGAATTACGCTACCTGCCGGAGTGCCAATTAGTCTCATAGGATATAATTGCCATTCTCCATTTTCGTTATCTGCCATGGCCTGCCTTTCAGACCGCATCTGACAAACCATCCCGCTACCATTTAGAGGACGTCCACCGCTATCCTGCACGATATAAACGATAAGCGTTATCATTCTGGTCAGATCGCCCACACTATCGAATGTATGAAATCTGCCACCAATTGATATATCGCCAGGATAAAAACGTGAATAAGGCGGTTTAAACTTTTGTACTACCGTATTAGCAGACAGATCAAAATAAGATACCGAACCAATTCCTACAGTACTTCTATCAAGATTATCTGCTGGGAGTATTGAATAAATAAAATTAGCATAACTGTCCTGCTTAAAGATAGATTCTTCATATGACCAGTTTTTCCCTCTTAAATAGCATGTATCATCTGCATTGTCTTTTGATTCCATGATATTCTTTATGGTAAAGCCACGTGTCGGATCAACTGGATTAAACTCATTTCTAAATATTACCTGGTCTGAAACATCAACCATTGTTTCACCGCCTGACTGTTCTTCAATTGTATTTACTGCATCTTGCAGTTCACCGAGTTCTACCGAAAGCGTTCCAACTTGTGTTGTCACATCACTATTGTTTTTAATATTTGAAGTATCAATTACTTCTGCACCTGGATAAGCACCGAGATTTAACGTATCCTGCATAAGTTGATTAGCTACCATATTAGGATCGTTCGGTGTTGGTGTTATTCCATCACTGGTCTGAACACTGCCCCCTTTACTTACATACATAACACGCTCATTCAATCGTATTGCAGTAGAAGCACCGACATATCTCAGAATTAATTTATTTTTTGCACCGCGTAATGCTCCGCGTTTTCGTATCACACCGGATAGAAGAGGATACATTTGAGTGTCCTGTTTTCCGCATTCAATGAGAACTCGGTCATTAACAGAAAATGGTGAAGTGTATCCTGATGCTTCAATTTGAATTTCAAAAGCCCCCTGCGTATTTTGAGATAAAGCAACATTGCAATAAACGGGTTTTCCCTGAGTGCCTACATCTGTCCAAGGATCAAAGCTATAAAGTGTTATACTTTTATCTAATTGCTGTACCGTAATTCTCGGCTTGTATGGTTTTCTATAAATCGGATCTGACGTGTACAAATTATTTTATTGTTCCCTGTAAATCATTTAATGCATATCTGATGTTACTGTAAATAGGCGCACCGTCTAAGTTAATTGTGATATTCAGAACTTTGCCGTCTGTACTTCCGTTCTGTATTGTTCTGCTCGGTGAACTTATCTGAACGTTTTCTTTTCTATGTGCATAAATTAAAGTATCTCTTGTTAATGTTTCATTCATGCCACCGGAATGAAGATGAACACCGCCTGATAATCCCGCACTTGCTTTTACTGATCCAGCTGCAACAATACCAACTTTTATTGTTGCCTTCATGTTATTAATTGCTTTGACCTGTTCTTTTGCAGCTTGATCGGCAGGTTTTGTATTAGCATCGACATCTATTTTAGGAACGACATAACCACCACGAGTAAAGACTTTTTTTAACTGTGTATCTAATGACGTTTTCAGTGCAGTGTGGTTTACTGTTGGAGAGATTTCGGGTTTTGCACTTTTCATTATTGCTGGCAATGATTGACCTGTCCATGCTTTAAGCAGGTCATCATTTACTAATGGTTTTATTTCGGGTTTAGCTATTCCTAATCTCGATTGAATATCATGACTGAATCTTGTATACCAGTTATCAGGAACAAACGGATTTAATTCTATGCCTGCTTTTCTTGTCTGTGCAAGTGGCCCTACTGCTGCCCCTGCTTTTAATTGTTCTGTAGTTTTGGGCATATTTTCTTTCATGAATTTCTCTATGTCGATAAACAGTTTTGTCCAATCCTGTTTGCCTACTCCTCCCTGCATGCCTTTGAAAATCCAATCCCAAACAGCCTGACCGATTTTCATAACATCGGAAGAAACTTTATCAATTGCTGCTGTCCATGTTTCGGGTTTTAATAAATCTGCAATATATGGATCTAATAATCTTGCAACAGCACTTAATGCAATACCTAATGCACTTACAATCTGCATTGCTCCTTTGGTAACGCTATCCCTGAAATTAGCGTCTTCAACCATCATGGTAATACCGCCGAAAAATGGAATTGAACCTGTAAGCGGATGATCTTTAAACCATTTAAGAATGTCAACACCTGTTACTTCTTTGATTGCTGCATTAATTGTTATGGCATATTGAAGTATCAGAGGCCTGTTCTTTGCTTTTGCTTCTGCTTCCTGCAATACTAACCATGCATCTAATCCGAGTTTCCAATTGTCACCGAATAAAAATGCAATCCCTTTTCCAAAAGTTTCATTAAATATTGTTGTTGCAGTATTTACTATTGCGTTAAATACATCATCCCATTTTGCCTGACTTATATCTGTAATAAATTTTTCAACATCTGCTAAAAATGGTACGGCTTTTTTCATGTCTGTCCAGAATTGAACTGCCGCCTGCTTGATCATTTCAAATGCTTTTCCCCATTCTCCATTTCTAATATTTGCTATTACTCCTTCTATGAAACCAAAAAAGGGAACACTTGTTTTCAGGTCAATCCAGAACTTAAGTGCCGCTTCTTTTATAAGATTAAATGCTCCTCCCCAATCACCCGATTTTATTAAGTTAAATACGTCCATTATGGTTTTCTGCCAGTCACCAAATCGGTCTTTAATCCACTGTATAGCTGCACCAAGTTTGTCTCTCAGGCCGAGAAAATTAGTTTGGAATGCTATTACTGCAAGACTGATCGCAGTTAAGCCAATCCCGAGAGGTCCTAATGCTCCGACTATTCCGCCACCACCTGTCAGAACACCTCTGAATCCACTAAATGCCTGAGTTAAGAGACCGAAACTGGAAAGAGCAGTAGGTAATATTGACAGATAGAAATTCTGCTGAATATCATTAAATCTTTCCTGTGCTTCGCCCGCATTAGTAGTGGCAATTCCTAACTGTTCTTTTTGCAGTTGCAGTTTATTTTCTGCATCTGTTAATTTTTTAGATCCTTCTGTTCCTTTTGCTTTTGCTTCGGCAATTTTTAATTCTGCATCTGCTGCTTCAAGGCTGTTTTTTCCGTATTTTTTTCTTGCTTCTGCTGCTTTTTTCTCTGCATTCATTATGTCAATTGTTTTTCTCTGATTTTCAAGTCCTCCCCTTGCAGCTTCTTTTTTTAATTTTGCAATTTCCTGTTCGGTTTTTCTTATTGCTTCCGTAGTTTTAGATACCTTGAGATTAGCCCGATCTACTGCTAGTTGTGCATCTGTTAAATCTCTGTATGCTCTCCATGTTCCTACTATTGATAACGATAAAGTAGCAAATGCAGAAGCCATCTGTCCTACAGATTGCATGGAAGATTTCATTCCAGTGCCTATAGTTTTCAATGCATTGCCAGCAGAATTAATATTAGTTGTTGCGCCTCCTGCTGCGCTGCCTACATTCCTAAATCCAGTAACAACAGACTGACTTCCAATTTCCGAAAACTTTACTTTTGCTTCCTGTTCACCCATTTTTTATCCCCTGATCAAATCCTGGGTTTATAATGTGAAAATACTGCTGAAATATGACCGTTCATTTTGACTCTTGCCTGTTTCATTAATTCGCTTCCAACATATCTGCCGACTACAGATGAAAAGAAAGGATTTGCTTCTACAAATGTTGAACCTCGAGTTCTATGCCCCTGATCAACAGGAGTAGCATAAGGAACGCCACAGACTATGGTGACGGTGTGTAAAGTATCCTGAACCATTTTAATACTATTTCTTAAATCGCCACTGAGAACAGGAGCAATACTCTGCATTTCCTGAACAATAAGAGGGCCTACATATCCGAATAATCCATCAACTACTTTGCCCATCCATTGATCTGCAATTTCTTCCATGGCTTTCTGAACATCGCCATAGTTAGATTCAATTGCTCCCTTTCCTCCAGCAGTAGCAGGCATATTATTTTAACAATAAAAGTTTGTTATTAATTAAGGTAGAGAAGTATTTTCTTCTTTGTACTAAGGGGTCAGGCTGTACCGCTACCAACATCAAACCATTGTTGCTGCCCTGATGCTTTTTGTTGTGCGGCGAATTTATAACTCGAAATAGCGATCATTGCAATCCACATTTCAGGAATCTGTTCACCGTCTTTTGTGTATAAGACTTTAGTATTATTCCACCTGTCAAGGCTTTCAAATTCAAGTATGTAATTGAATTCTGCATCTGATAATTCAATATCTCCATATAGATAATATTGCGCTATATGATCTGAGTAACGTATTGGCCCAGATTCCTCATCTGATCTTACTTTTTTGCTTCAGTCCATTTTGATACTGAGATAGCAAGACAGGCTTCCAGAATTCCATCGGGCACAGTTGAATCGGCAGCATTCAATAGATCTGCTCTTGTAACAGGTTCATTTGCACGATCGCCTTCCAGAAATTTGAGATAGGTATTTGATTTCATTTCGTCAAGTTCGATTTCTTTTTTTCTTATTTCTATGGGATTTAATTTATTCAGACTGTTAAGATCGGTAGCGCTCCTAATTTCTGCATCAAGATTTTTCATTGCTTCTAATGCAAATTTTGGTGCTCTGACACGATAGACTTTTAGAAAACTTCCATCAGACATTTCAATCTGATAATGATCAAATTGTGCCCAGTATGCCATAGCTTCAGCTGCCCTTTCTGCAAAGAACTGCATCCCAGTACCAGGCAGGAAAGAAGCGACATCAACTTTTCTTGCCCGCGTTCCGCCACTGCCACTAGTAGCAGAAGCATAATTAGATTCGCCTGTAGCATTAATTAAATCCTGATCATCTTTATCATGTAGACTCCCTAATTCTTCTCCTTCCTGCGGGGCATTTTCATTCATCCTTTGCTGTCTTTCTAAAAGTTCACGTTCTTCTTTCGGTAAATCTTCAGGTCTTGCAGGAGGAAATCTTTTAGTAAAATCTGTCCCTTTCTTTTCCTTATCTTTTTCCTTATTATGCACCATTCTATTCTAAGAGTTCACGAATACTGTTTGTTATAAAGTTTAGTTAATCATCTAAGCACTTACTGACACATCTTTTGCCTTGAATGCGAATGTATAAACTTCTGCTGCTGTTGCTCCAACACCCCTATCAGTACTGTATCCAGTACATACAATTGGTGCGGTAAATGTTGCTGTCTTAGGTCCTGTACTGTTCAGCACAAGAGAAGCGCTTCCTAAATCAACAAAGGTTTCAACTGCATCTTCCAGTGTCAGGTTTTTACCGACAATAAGATCGGCTTCAAATGTAACTTCTTTCTTTGTCGGTTCAAGCCATTCAATATAATCACTACAATCAACATCGCCTGCATCTATGTTATTATTTACGGTAAAGGATGCACGCTTAAATGGATAAACTGTACCTCCAATTGTTAATTTTGAGCAGCCACCTGTTGTATGAGCCCAAGGTACAGCAGTGGAAGGAGTTACAAGCGTACCGCTACCTTTAGGATCAGTAGCAATTGGTTTTGGAATATCCCTTGAAATCCAATCAGCTGAACAGGTTACAAGTCCCCTGCTCGTAGTATTTACGGTTATAGAATCAATTTTTGAACCGAGTCTTTTAACCCAGTGTTCTGTTAATGCAAAAGCACCGATTGCCCTTCTAATTGAATTAAAGAAAGAGATCGATTTATCAATAGTCCCTGTCAGAGTGCCAGCTGCGTTACCATTTTCAGTGCCATATCTAATAAGCTGTGTATCGACAGGCGACCAATCCATACTCCAGGCACGTTCATGACCTGTTTTGATAAATTTGTAAATAGTTCGGTCTCCGAGTTTTTGATATACTTCATGTAGAGTATTATAAGTTGTTTTGGTGTTTGTCACCATTGAAGCATCAATATTCATAATTGGATTAGCTGCAAGAATACCGAAACTACCGGCTGCATCTTCAACTCCTTGAAGCGGTACATTATCACGATGCGGAGTGGTTACCGCATATGTCATTAGACTAATATCTAAGTCACCGTTATTCGATAAGTTTAGAATATCATGAGAAGTAAATATTGAATTGACTTGAACAGTGATGAAAATTATTGGGGTGATTCTGAGTTCAGTTTTTTTATTATGCTACCTTATTTCAGAGCAGAGCATAAGAAATGAAATAATGGATCTCACATTTGACCTGTGCCCTCCATATATTTCTCGGCAGTTTGTAAATGAATTTAGAAATAGGTTCAATATCGCCTGGTTCAAAAACATGAATTGCCTGAATACCGATCATAAAATCATTTGGAGGGGGCAGGTTATCAGGTGAAAATTCTCCAAGTATCCTGACTATTTCCATCCTGATATTATCAAGTTCATCGAATATTTTTCCATAAGTCAGACGTCGGGCAGACATTTCAATTATGATTGGATCTACTAATTTCAATAATCCCTGTCCGAGTAATTCATTATCAAATTTCGTACTTTCATCCTGATTAATCATGACATGATAAGTTGAAAAATAATCATAATCAAAATCTACAAACCTTACTTTATGCGTAAAATCTGCTGGAGGATTTGTTGATTTATCGGGATTTGTTATCTGCCAGTTATTGTAAATATAATCTCTGAGCATCTTATAAGTCGGTTTTTCAAACAGTCCTGTATTCGGCCTGCCGTTGATTCTAATTTGATATGCCATTTAGAAATCGGTTCCCCTTTTGTATTTGACTTTATGATAATGTATGATTATCTTTAGAGTTTTTTCCCAGACTGTTTTATTAGACTGATGCATTGAAGTTGTTTCCTTATTCTGTAGCGGTGTCAGAGAATCAAAAGATATTGCCTGAATTCCCCATATGTCCTGACTCTGAAAGGTCATCCATATTTTGATAAGTTCATTGATAATTTTTTGCAGCTGCAAGAATGCTTCTCCCCTTGATAACTTTCTGACACTAATCTTAAGTTCTATGATTTGATTAAATTCCATCATGTTTTCTCTGACCCTGTTCACTATTTCGGCAGGTTGCTGTTTTACTCTTATGTAATAAGTTCTAAATTTATCATAATCATAACTGCCGATATTTACATTCTGTTGCTGATTTTCATTAGGCTTTGTTGTTATGACTGTTCCGCTCATAGGTAGAGTTGTATCCGTCCATTTTGCTGTAATGAAATCCATAACAAGGCTATCAACCCTGTCTGGAAAATCTGTAAGTTTACCTGCTACTGACCATGAAGTGGGTTCCTCGATTAAAATTGAATAACGATATTTTCTTTCTAATGTCAGGCGTGAAAGAATATTATAAAGATATTTACGGAATGTTGAAATCTTATTTATAATACCGTAGCGGTATCTTCTTGACAGTGATGTTCTGGAAAAAATTGCATAGCGGTAAGTCTGTAATTTTGAAAGTTTACTCCGTATTTTATAACGATATGTTGATTGCTTGAGAACATCATTCAGGATATTATAGCGGTATTTTCTTGCTAATGACAGCCGGACAAAATTTATAATTTTATAAATATACGTATTTGTCTTTGATGCAACTCTCTGAAAGATATTATAAATATAATATTGTTTTTTACCTAACCATATATCAGGTGCAGTACTAGACCAAGATGCACCATTTGTTAATGTTGCTGTTTTCGTTCCTGAAATAGTATCGACAGTGTTCCCACTTCCTTCACTCATTTTCAGCCAGTAGTCGGGAACAGGAGCATTTGGAGAATTATTTCTAATAGAATCTATTTCAGTTTGAATTAATGCCTTGGTTGTCCACCAACGGAAATCTTTAATTTTTCCCTGAAGTGGCTGACTATTATCACCAATTTGAAGTGGTGCTGAAAGATTAACTACCTCTGTTAAGTTTCCAGTAACATTTCCTATTTGTCCATCAACATAAATCTTGATGTTTGCAGAACCCAGACTATTGTCATAAGTACAGACAATAAATCGCCATATGCCAGCAGTAGCAGAATTTGAAAATCTGGCTGCTATGTTAACACCCGCAGAATTTTTAATAAAAAATGATAAATGCCCAGCAAATTCATTAGAACAAATAAAACGGCCGTTTGGAAATGTTCCAAGACTGGCATGATTTATAAAAGCATCATCAGCCGGAGATGTGGCAATAACATCTTGATAAACCCAGAATGAAAAACTGAATTTAGTTAGTGCTTGACTCCATAAACTAGCATCATTTCCTAAAGCAAGATAATCATTTATTCCATCGAAATAGATAGATTTCAGGTCTCCAATTCTCTGTGAAATATTATATCGGTAAAGTCTGGATAACGATATTTTATTTAATAGCTTATACCTGTATGTCTGAGTTTGCAGGCATGAGATTAATATCCTGTAGAGATATGTGCGTGATTTTGAAATCTTATTCAGTATATTATATATGAAACTCGATGCTCTTGCCAGCAGGACATTAGGAACATCGGGATTCCAGCTTGTGCCATTTAATAAGGTAGCGGTATTTGTTCCTGAAATAGTATCAAGAGGATTTCCTTTTCCTTCGTTCATCTTTAGCCAATAATTCGGAGTCGGTGCTGTAGGTAACTCGTTATAAATATCAGAAATTACTGCGTCTTGTGCGCTGCGATATAATCGAAAGTCTCGCATGTTACCTGCCCATTTATTCGGCGCGCCTGCCCCGTTTATCGTTATATTGGCTACTGTTCCTGACAGATTAGTACCTAAATCTAAATTAGTTCCCTGAGCCCTTAGGACACCATCAATGTATAATTTCATAGCCCCAGTGCTTCTTACTACAGTAACACCAATGAAGTACCAACGATTTACACCGTTTGTCAGAATATAATCATGTGTTACACTTACGCCGATACCTGTATTTCCTACAGTTCTAAAATTAACGATCCAGTTTCCAGCACCAGATCCGAAATAAATAATAAATCCGTTATTGCTCGGATAGAGTTTTGTGATTATGTTCGGAGTAGATGGCGCATTATGAACAGTCGGATAAATCCAGAAGGTAATTGTATAATCATCAAGATTATTAATTGCGGCAACATTCGGGATTGATGCGCTGTCATCTATTCCGTCAAATACTAAGGCATTGCCACTTGACCAATAAGCACCGTTTGTTAATGTAGCCGTCTTTGTTCCTGAAATAGTATCAACAGGATTTCCAGTACCTTCATTCATTTTCAGCCAGTAGTCAGGAATTGGCGCATTCGCGGAATTGTTTACTATGTTATTAATTTCCTGCTGAGTTAATGCCTTATTATTAAACCATCTAAAATCTTTTGCTTTACCGCTAAAACTTCCCGAACTGGAACCTATTACAAGATTTCCAGTATAACCTAAAGTCTCGGTAATATCTCCAGAAACAGTTCCAACTAGAGTACCATTAAGATACATTTTTGCATCTCCGCCAGCAAATGAATTATCAAAAATACAAACGACATTAATCCAAGTATTTATCAAATTAGCAGGCAGTGTATAACTTGTTGATTTCTGACTTATTGAATCACGTTGAGCAAAAACAATAGCGTTACCGACATTAGCTTGATAAAAAATAAATGAACCTACAGCCTGCCATCCATGATTAATTATATTTTGAAAAGCACCAGTACCTAATGCCGACAGTTTAATCCATATTGAAAAACTGAATTTTGATTTGGCCTGACTCCATAAAGTAACTTGAGAACCACAATCAAGATAATCATTAACTCCGTCAAAATAAATTGTATTTAGATTTCCAACTTTCTGAAGAATATTATACTGGTAAATATGCTGAATTGTTAGCCGTTGTTTTATTGCATATCTGTATGTTGAACTTTTAGCTGCCCTGAGAAGTGCAGAGATTATTGCATATCTGTAAATCTGGTTTAATGAAATTCGGGATTGTATTGCATAACGATAAACTCGTGAAAGAGAAATTGCGGCAAGTATATTATATTTAAAAATCGTATCAGACAGGACTCTACTGAACAGTTTATAGCGATAGATTCTTGCTAATGATATTTTATTCAGTAACTTATACTTGTAAATTCGGGCAAATGACAGCCTGTTTAGAATATTATATTTATAGATTGAAGGCTTCAGTAATCGGCCTATGACTTTATAATTGTACAGTCTGGAAAGTGAAATTCTTGCCCTGAGACCGTAGCGATATATTCTCGATAATGAAATCCTGCCTGCAATTTTATATGGATAAATTCGGGAAAGTGAAAGTCTCTGAATTATTGCATACTTGTAAATTCGTGATAATACAATACGTTCCATTATTGCATAGCGATAACTTCGTGATAATGAAATACGCTGGATAATACTATACCTGTAAAGATTTGATAATGAAATTCTGCCGATAATTCCATATCTGTAAATTCTCGTTAATGATATTCTTGCTTTTATTGCATATCTGTAAATTCTTGCTAAGGATACTCTTGCTTTTATTGTGTATCTGTAAGTTCTGGAAAGTGAAACTCTTGTTACAGGTGTTGGAGTAGCAATAAAATGGGAATGACCTGTTGAAACACGCCCTGAAACTGGCATTTTATTCTTTCAAAATTATCCTGTCTGCTTAATAATATACCAGGTAAATGTCCTATCTGTTCCTCCAATTCTTTTAATTGTTAATCGGTAACGTTTTCCCGCTACTGGTGGATAATAATATGCTGGTGACATTGATTGATCACCGCCTATTGCATCATAATAAACGACTTTCCCTGTAATTGTTGTTGCATTAATATCATAAACATAAAAACGAATTTCGACAAGATCGCTTCCCGTAAAAGTAGCAGGGACATATACCATAGCGCCCCAGTATGCATCATCATCCGAAGTAATTTCGCTCAACGTTGCTTCTGATGCTGTTGATGCGGTTGAACCGTTAGCTGGAAATGTTAAAGTCATTCTTATTACATCACTACCTCTGTAATTGCTACCTTTCGATTAAAGTGATAACTAGAATTTGCAGCTGACCAAGTGATCGAGATTCTAAAATTTAATGCACTTGCTGAATTTTCCGCAGCCGTTCCTTCTATAGGGTGCGTAGGCCCAGGAGTAGTCGAACCAATATCGCCGTTACCTGTTGTTGCTGCGGCTCTATTTCCAAAACTTAAGACTCCTGTAAATTCTTGAGCATTTACCGAATTATGAGCAGAAAGTACTAACTCGAATTTCCATGCACCATTAGGAGTTACAGCTGCCATCGTAAAGCTGGCATCCTGAAACATAACAGTAGTACCGTAATAGACTTTAATAGTTATGGATGGAGTACCAGAATTTGCAGAATATAAGCCATATAATGTAACTCTAATTGCTCCCATTGAACCAAGAGTGCCACCAGGCACTAGGAAATTATAAAGATCGGTTTCTGTTACAGTGTTGGTAATATCATTATCAGTAACGACTCTATCAGGAATTGTTATCATTGCCGTCATTCCAGTATCAGGCATTTTTTATATTATCACCTCTGCTATTGCAAATTTACGAGTAAAATGATAAAGTGTATTAGCTGCCGACCATGTCACAGAGATTTTAAAGTTAAGTGCTGTAGTTGAATTTTCTGCTGCTGATCCTTCAAGTGGATGAGTAGGGCCTGAACTTGTTGCGCTAATATCGCCATTTCCGACAGTAGCGGTTAATGCTCTATTTCCGAATACCAGATAGCCATTAACTTCTTGTGAATTAGTAGCATTATGAGCAGATAATATTATTTCAAATCTCCAGACACCGCTAGGACTTACAGCAGATATTACAAAACTTGTATCCTGCCACATAACAGTAGTCCCGTAATAAACTCTTAAAATTACTGTCGGACTTCCCGAGTTTGCAGAATATAAGCCATATATCAATAATCTTACTGCTTTATTTGTACCTAAAATATTTGCAGGGATTGAAACCGAATAAATATCAGTTTCAGTTGCGGTATTAGTAATATCATTATCAGTAACAGCAATATCTATTGCCCGCATTAATGTTACATAACCGGAATCAGGCATTATTTATTACGCAGCCGTATCGCAATCTATGTTTATTGTTATCGTGTCGTTATTATTTGCAGCCGCAGCTGGATCGACTATTCGTTTATACCATATTGCCTTATGCTGACCAAATGGAATATCAGGTGGTGCAAGACCGGTAGCATAAGTAGTTGGTGCTGAAAATGTAACACCGGAAGGAGCAGTTGTTTCATCTGTTATTGTTTGTTCTGTTGCATTTAAGGCAGCTGTACCTAATCCGATTTCCCATGTATCATTGGCAGAACTTGTATTAGATTGAATGTAAACTTTAACATTCTGCATGGTCAGGGAAGCATGAGCATTATGAATGTAAACGCATCTATATTCGGTATCTCCTGCTAAACTTTCGCTACCTGAAACATCATCAAAGAGATTATTAAGAGTGTTATCCGTTACCTGAGTTGAGGACTTAGCCCCTCCCAGAGAAGCATTTACGTTTGAATTAGCTGCGCCTCCACTTAGACGAATTTGAATATCAGTAGTTACAATTGGCAAACTTTCCTTATATCACCAAATCAAAATAATTTGAAAAGAATAACAGAAGTATTAAGAAATCAGACCGACTTCAAGGCTTGAACCGCACAGACTACCAGTAATATTCCGCCTATTATTGCAATTATGATCCCGAATATATAAAAAATGAATTCAGGAATATAATGCATCATTGCCAGTCCAACAACAAGCAGGACAATTCCAATAATTAACAAGTCTGTCCTGAAAACCATTTCAAGATTTTACCTCTGCTTCTGCTGCTGTTTTTGTATTCTTTTTTGAATTCAGGAAATCCATCATCTGTGCCATGGTTTTCTTTCCAACCATGTCACTAGCATTGCTTCTCGCTCTGTCAAATCCGAACGCACTGCCGAACAGGAACACAAGTTGAATAATAAACTGGCCTGTACTCATATTTGTTGCAACAATTGCATTTGCCGCCCCTCCTAACAATCCGACTATGCCACCGGTAATCAGAGCATTTCCATGTTTTCTAATATCGAATTTTTCTCCCGATGCATTCCAGGCCATCCATGAAGAAAGAAATCCGCCTGCAAGACCTACTAATATACTCGAAACAACTGCAACCGTTTCGTCTATCAACTAGTTTTTTATCATATATTCAATGGAAAATGAACTAACTTCATAATGCTTATTATCTAAACTCCGAATATTAAGACACGAATGACTAACCAAAATACAAAATCTGTATTGGTTGCAGGTCTATTTCTGGGGACACTTTTAATCCTTGGAATTACAATTGCACCCATAACAGTAGGACAAGTTAATGCACAGAGCAAAAAACTAACCTGCGATACTACCAAAGACTGTAACATTATCATCAGGAGACTGAGAGTTGGAGACGATTTGATTATTCAGTTTAAAGCTGCACCTCCTGCTACCGGTGGCGGTGGCGGTGGTGGAACAGTACCACAGGCAACAGTTGATCAACAGGCAAGAGATGATATTACAAATTTGAAATCAACCGATGCAGTTCAGGATAATAATATCCAGAGACTTGAACAACAAAATACCGAATTACAGAATAATCTTCAAACTGTAGAAAATCAAAATGCAGCTTTGAAACAAAATCTGACACTGGTAAATGAAGCCCTGATATTACAAACACAGGCAATCCAAGAGTTGCAGACAGTTGTGAAAAATATTACTGATGCCAATCCATTTGTAAATATAACTATTCCTACAGGAAATGAATCAGGCTCAGGAGAGCAACCAACCCTGCCCCCTCAGGGAAATGAAACTACAGGAACAGGGGAAAATACAACAACTCCTACACAACCTCCAGGTAATGAGAGCAGTACTAACCCACCAGGTAACGAAACTACCACTAATCCCCCTAACGGAAACGAATCAAACAACACTATTCCGATAGAAGGCGGAAATGTTACGCTTCCGATTGAAGGCAACGTAACTATTCCAGTTGAAGGCGGAAATGTTTCGACAGGTGGCGGTGAAAGTAATGTAACCCTGCCAATTGATAACAGCACTGGCAACATAATCATAGAAAATGGAACAGGTACGGGAACAATTACTGAGAATCAAACAAATGAAAATACAGGCAATGCTACGGTAAGCGGTGACATAGTGGGATTCAGGCCAGGCTAAACTAAACTTAACTTCCTTTTTTTTATTTTTATTTCTTAACAGTATTATTTCCATTCGGCAGTTTGAATATTATATTTTCAAGTCGTTGAATTTTCTTATTCTGCTGTTCAATTATAAATTCTAATTTTTCTGCCAGTGTTTTAATTTCTAATTTTTCCGTTAAGGCTGTATCTCTTCTCGCACGTGTCTCCTTAGCAATTGTTCTGAGTTTAATAAGAATACTTCCAACTCCAACAAGGATTGCAGTTATTATTGACAGGCTGACAGTTGGAAAGTGTTCTCCAAGAATTGTTTCAGGAGAAGACAATTTTTTATTTTTTCAATGTACTGTTTTATTATGATGGTCTAATTCCTGTTCTGTTAAAAATTCTTCACCGCAATCTTCACACATTATCGTATTAACTGAATCTTCGTTTTCAATATCTTCATCTAGGTCTAACATTTTAATTTTTTTCCTATTTTAAAACATGAAAGGAATTATCTAATTAATTATCATTTATCTTTCAAGCTGGCTTTCGATTCCACCCGATGTATGTTTAATTGTCATTCTGTTTGGAACAGGAACTTCAGGATTTAAATTCCATGATTTAGGGTCTGTACTTTCATTAATTTCTTCAACATCTGTGACTTCCTCGGCTGCTATAGTTCCTTCTATCAGTATCGTTAAATCTTCGGTCTGTTCTTCCCTCAGCTCTTTAATCTTATCCAGGAATTCAGGCCCATAAGCTTTTAAACAATACATGGCAGCTATTGTACACTCAAGTTGTTTTGAATGATCATATTCAACATCAGTATCTTCAACAAAAGGTGCATCTAACTCTCTTTTTACTGATAACTGAACTTTAGAATATGCAGATTTAATTTTTGAAGTTATTGAAGTATCAGGATAATCTTCAGGTAATAAATTTCCAGTTGCTAAACGTACTGCCGCAATCCCATCAGTGCCTTCATTATAAACCACATTTTATAAAAAATGAAATATGCATTAATGGACTAATCAATTTAAAAACAATCCTGACACCAGTATGATATGTAACCGTTAGCACAGAGTTTATATTTTAATTTCTTTTTGAATTTTTTACAATTATAACAATAGTCGTTTAATCGGTAGCCTTTTCTTATTGTCTCTTCCTGTTCTGCTACCTGTTTCTGGTATTCTTTAAGTATGAATTGAATATTGGGATCTTCTGATTTCCACATTTATTTATTCTTCTTCAATTACAGGTTCAAAATGAATTGCAGTAATAGAAGTACAGACAGGGCAAAACCATTCAACAAATCCCTTATACGTTTTTTTGCAGAACATAATTGAACTGCATGTTATACATTGCATTATAGGTTTGCTTCCTGCATCTGCTTATTTGCAATTTTTTGAAGTTCATATAATTCTTCTTTCGTAAATACGGCCTGTTTTGCTTTTGCTGTCATGAGGAAACATTCTTGATTTGTCAGAATCTTTTTTGTGATTAAGAGTTCCATCAGTTCACCGACTAATCTTTGATTATATACGTTAAACTTTTCTTTCCTGCTTAATTCTTCCTTAAGTTGTTGAATATAAAAATTGGTCTCTCTTCTCTGCTGGGCAAATGCAATACCGACATCTTCTTTATCGGCTTTATGATTCAGGCTCAATCGTAATCAGGGCATCCACAATAAAGACAGTTCGCCCAGTCTTTCCCCCAAGGTGTTTTACAATTTCTGCATTTTAATGTTAATGTCATTTTTTTAAATTTTATTTGGACAGTGACAGTTACCAGATTTAGAAATGTTTGATAAACAGAAAGGACATCGCATTATTCCAGAATCAAATGATGCCTGGCAGCAGTGGCGTTTCAAAAAATATTTTTCTTCTTGTTGCTGTAATATTTGTGACCTTGATAATTTGCTACTGTAATAATCAGAACTCATTTTGTATGCTGAACAATCTCCCTGATATGTGCGCTTTCAAATCCGCCTGTTGTTAAAAGTATATCGGCACATTGTTGCCATGTAAGATTTACAAATTGATCATAATTTGCATAACCTGTTCTTTCGCCTCCAATACTCTGAACAATATATTTTATTAATTCAGGGTCAGGCGTAGAAGATTTTTCTATTAATTCCTGTACAGTTTTAGGTTTGAAATCAATATAATATCTGGTTGTTGGTGCAATTGATCTATATCCTGTTACCATATTTGAGTCATGATCGGTTATAGGTTCAAGATTCTGTTCGTACCAGATTCCCTCCCAGTGACTTCTGACAGCTGGAATTTCTTTTCCCATAAAATCAAAACCTTCCCAATCTTCCATGTATGTTAAAACTTCTCTCAGTCTGTGAGTATCAGCATCTAAAATACGCTGACGAACCATAGTTGTAATCTTTCTTGTTATGGGATACTTATCGCTTACAGTAGCGATAAATCTTCGTTCATGCCTGTCATTATGTTCTTTCGGAATATCATCACCCAATCCCTGCTGAATAAATGATTTGTAAGTTCTATCGTTATATTCAAAAACCTGCTTTCTGCCTGCTGGCTGTTCTGGTTTTTTAGTACTTAATCTACCGCCTCTATTTACCATAAGTTATTAAAATAAAGAATAAAAAAGGAAGGTTAAAAACTATTTCTTTGCTGCTGCTATTGCTTCAGCTGCTCTCTTTTCTCTTAACTCGGCCTCTTTTTCAAAAGCCTCTTTCGGTACTTCTATTGGTTCGTCATACATCCAGCCTGTTTCATTTTTAATATCCTGATAATCATCCTGTAGCATTTTCTTTCTTCTATTTTCCTGAACATGAGCGAATTCCATCAGGGATATTCCTCTTGCTACTAATTTTTCGAGCAGTTTATCAAAATTCAATTTTGGCTTTTCTTCGCTTCCCCCTCCCTCGCTACTGGTAGCAGTCCCCGTAGGGTTTGGCCTTTGTTGTCCTTGTGATGTTGGTTCGGTTCTTCTTGAAGACATTTCTATGCTGCTATTCCTGTGACCAAGTATACAAGAGTATCATCAACAGTTTTTGCATTGAAATGATTCTTCATGACTACTTTGGTTGTTTCGTGGTCTTGATTCCTTACGGTATATTGGATTAAGGCAGCTCTGAACACTTTGATTGCCTGATCGTTCATTGCGTAACCGTCTGTCATGCTGTCCATTGCGTCTTCTCTTGCCCATGTCACATTAGCTGCGAATGGGAAAGGACCAACTTCACCGGATTGATCTGCTATCGTCGGAGGTATCACCGATGTTGGATTCAAAATATCATTGGTGATAAATTCATTGTATATGTATGATTTACTGACAAAAAGATTCCATGGCAGTTTCAGGCTTGAGAATATTGTCTTTAGATTCTGAATCGTAGGCAGAGGATTCGTTGTTGAAGCTGGGGGCGTTCCTGTTCTTGCACCAAAATCGACTCCTGCTGTTGTATGAGCGGTATTATTTTCAATTTCTTCAGCAGTAATTTCATTTTCGTTTGCCAGTCTCGCATCTGCAAGTAAAGCAGTAAGAGATGCGAATGGATTTCCACCATTAATGACCTGCTTGCTCCTGTCAGTCCAGCCAACAGCGCCACCACCTTTAGGAACGTTTACAGTTATGGTAGTTCCATAGCCTTTGCTCGGTTCGGGAGTTGAAGTTTCAGGCAGGTTATTATACCATTTTATGTCAGCATTTTGAGTTGCCCATTTTCCTGCAAGATTATCAAGTTGAATTGACTCGAATAATCCTGGCAGTATCCCCTTATGAATTGGACTCTCGGCGTTCTCTCCTACTACAACAAGGTCTTGGAAGTTTGTATAGTCTAATGATGTAATCATTGCAGCTGCTCTTGATTCATCTTTTGTACTTGCTGCCCTGCTATCTTCATACAGAACGCCTTTTGCTAAATCTTCAAAAGACATATTTGTACCAGGCACTTTTTCAGAAGTGAACACATCGGAAAGTTCAACTATCTGCCCCTGTATACTTCCTGCTCTGTCATCTCCTTTTGCACCCATGCCCAATCCGCCTGACATGGCCATCCATTTTCTTGCGTTCATTGCTTTTACTTCATAATCGAAGTTGTCTCCATCGCCACTATCATAGAGATAGATCCATCCATTAGTAGCGCGCCAGACATAGCCGTTATAATTTCTCTGTAAAACCATTTTCTACTATCATCCTCCCTCTTATGCGATCCTCACCCGTATCTTTTCATCCAAGATACAATCAGTTGCCTGCTGACCGAGACCGACTCCTTCGCCTTCGTGACCTTCATAAACATATTCATTAACACCGGTAACGGCAGTTGCGCCAGCTGCAATAAATTTACCTAATGCATCAGGGATACATCTGCCATCTACTTTTATTGCGCCTCCTGCCTGAACATACATTGCAACTCCTTTTCGAGTTTCAACCTGCAAGCCTGCTTCTGCATCTGTATTTAATGGATACTTATTAGGGATTATTCCTGTCCTGTTTGTAGCACTGCTACCTGCACCGGTAATAGCCCACAATCCAGATGCAGGAGTATAAAAAACTCCCTTGCCTGGTAAAATTAATGTGGCTACTCCAACTGCTTTTTTGCCCAACTCGACATTATGATGCATGTCTTCATCGTTGGCATAATCACCGAGATTGACTGTCATTTCTAATCTTCCCTTTTGCTCCTTCCTGCCAGGAATTTCTGCCTCAGCAAATATACTTCGTTCCGTATCTCAGGAACAGAAGCGGATCTTTCCTTCTCTTTTTCATTATTATGATCTTCAGGATTATAATCAGGACTCGTGAATTTTGGATGCGTCGGTTCTTTATCTAAATGACCGCTGGAAGAGGCTGATCTGTCCTTTTCTTTTGACCTGTCTTTTGCTCCCTTTTTTCCAGTTTCATCTTCTTTTTCTTTTTCTTTATCTTCCTCTTTTTGTTCTGCCTTTAATTCTGCCTTGGCAATTTCCTTAACTCGGGCATCACGTGTTTCAGTGTATAATTTTAACATCTTAACGGTTTTCATGTCAAGTTTTGAATAATCTTTAATCACTTTTTCCCGTTCTTTTTCGTCGTCAATTACAGAGAACAGGCCGCCAAGTATTTCTTGCTTCCTTTCGTTCTCCATTTCGGTAACTGCATCTGCTCTTTCTCTAATTCTATCCCATTCTTCTTTTGAAACTTCAATCTTGTCCCCAATTACAGGGGCAGTTGTTAGATCCTTTTGCGGATCTACAGTGGGATTAGATTTAATTTTATCTTTACCTGCTAAACCAGAATCAGGAATTCCAGAATCGGGTTTAGTTATCTGTTGTTGATCTGGCATACTATGAGGAGTTGAAGCTATTTTGTCTAAGTGAGAAGTAAGCATCTCAGCAATTGTTTCATCGCTGATATTAGCACTAGAAGCGACCAGGTCTTTAAAACATTGCGATTCTGTACCGTTGCAGAACTTTGTAATTATGGCCTGATTTCCAAATGCACCTTTTATGACAAGGTTAAGTCCTAATGCTTCCCAGTCAATCCAGCCTTCTTCATCGCTACCTTTATTCACGCCTATATGAGGGGAAACATCATAGCCGTTCCATGTTTTCTGCCCTTCGTTATGTAAAACAGAAGCGGATCTCGAATTTGACAGTTTTGTTATCTGATCGTAATAGTAATCTTCGGGAGAATCGCTATAATAAAATGGACCAACTAATTTTACAATTTTTCCATGTGAATTATCAGCATATGCCTTTAAGATTTGTTCTCTCGTTCCTTTATAGTGTCCTCCCCCTCCCTGTGAAATTGGTTTCTGTATCAGTTCAGGGATTATTGCAAAATTATTCCTTCCATCTTTTAAGAAATTTTTAACATTATCATGACCTGTCTCTTTGCGAATAAACCAGCCTGCATCGTTTGGTTTTGTGCTTATTAAAAATGAACGGAAAAATCTGCCTTCCGGTGTTTCAAATATGCCCCTGTCATTAGGAACTGAATCTAAATCTAAAATTTGCGCCACGATAAAAAGTTAGTTCTGAATTAATACAGGAACTAATTGCTTTTGCCTCGTCTTGTCCACAGGCTCAGTCCTTTTGATTAGTTTGACCATTCGGCTAAAATGAAAAAGGCTGATTTTTCTTCTTATTCATTATCTTCTGCTTCTGCATCTGAATAACAGTAATCTACCAATCGCATTTTCCTGCTGAATACTAAGGCACAGGCATTGCACATTTATCCTGCAAAGAAAGCACTGACTTCTTTTTTAACAGGGACTAAAATGCACCTGCAATGAGGATGCAAAGGAGGATCGGGTTTATCGGGATCATCAATTGGAAATACTGCTCTGTTTAAAGGTTCACAATATGCTGGATCTACATCCTGATCTTCTTTTGTCAGGAACATTTCCATCATTTCATCTAATAGTGTTTGCAGGTCATCTAATATTGAAAGGTCACCAAATCCTTCATCAACGGTATTTGTAAGAGGATCAAAGTCGGTGAATATGCTGGCCGATCTTGTATTAGTATTAGCAGGGAGAATATTATTCGGCTTCTGATCTACTGCTTTATTGTATGAAGCATAAATTATGAATGATGATAATTTAACTATGGCAGCATCTTTATTTAATTTCTGCTTATCTTCAAGAGTTATTTTTTGTTGCCTGATTTCATTTTCTCTCTGTAATATTTTGCTACTGGCAATCCAGAACTGATCAACCATGCTTTTTGTTATGTCTTTAATTGTTTGAATATCTGTAACAGACAGGAACAGTTCAAACACTGGAATTCGTTTTTTAATTAGATCTTCAACTGCCTGCAATCCAACAATATAAGATTCCTGTACTTTTTTTCTGATTATTCCGTATATTGAAAATTGTATTTTTTCATTAACCTGAAATGATTCAGCAGGTAATCCAAACCTTATCATTCTGTTAATGAAAGGAGTTAGTTGCAGTGCTAGATCATTTTCAAGTTTAGTTAGACTTGATTGGATTGATCTGCTTTCCTGTATTGGTGCTCTTACCATTAGTAGCATTATCTCCCTGAGTTGGATTATTATTTGAATCTGTTATTTCTTTAATTGCATTATTATTATTCTGTCCTGCCTGCATCTGTTCAATCATTTTTTGTTGTGCTGTGATTATGTCGTTTGCTTCTTGAAGTTTAGAATCAAGTTCTTCTTTTCTTAATCTGCTTGCAATATCCGATCTGCCAATATCTTCTGCAACATCGGGTTTATTCAATACGCCCATGCCAAACAGAATTTGGTCTGATGCAACAATCTTATCTCTTGTACTGAAATCAATTGGTGGAAATGTTACTTTAATTTTATAATCTGATTCAATAACTTCCTCAACTGGAATTCCAAGAAAATCTGCAAGCATTGGATCGTACCAGTATGTCTCAAGAATATCCTGTAGCCATGTTTGATACTTTTGAAGGATTCCATTCTTGAATACCTGTAGCACCTGATCAGCAGTAGCAAAGGTTGCGGTCTCTTCAAAAATCATGAACAGAGGTAAAGACATTGACATACAGACAAATTTAGCAAGTGCAATCATCACATCTGGAAGTTCCATTAGATTTCTTGCAAGGTCAAATACCTGAGCGGTTAAATCTTTCTGGTTATGCATGAACCAGGCAGATGCTTCTAATTCTTTTTTCATTTCTTTGATAACACTTTTCTTAGAAGTGCCCGAGAATATGATTCCGAATTTTGCCCAGACCTGTCTCACCGATTCTGGTAAGTCCTCGTCAAGTATCACATTGATAATCTGCGCTGCGCTGAGTACCGTCCAAACTGCTGAAGTACCAGAGAAATTAGAATTATCAATTACGTTCATATCGTCATGGAAGGCAGGGACTAAATCAATTGCCTTGTAAGTTTTAACTCCCCTGAATCTTCCGAGGTCATAACGGATTGCTTCAAATTGATATGTCTGTTCGTCCATTCTAACTTCCTGAATTCTCAGACTGTTCAAATGTTTTAATGCCATTGGCTGACCGTAAATAGGCCAGTCATTATCGGTTTCAAATCTTTCAATACCCAATACGTTACGCCCAAACAGTAGCGCATTGATAATCAGTTTGTTAGTATTATCCCATAAGTGACATCGCTTATTTGCCCTGATAACCCGCTGTCTCCATTTTCTTACTTTTTTAGATTGCAGGTCTGCATTGATTTTTTCAATCTCCTGTTCGGTAGCACCTTCTAATCTCTCATCATTGGCGACTATTTCAAAGCCTGTTCGCTTAGGATTAATCATAGATGCTGATGTATCTAAGCATCTTCTTACAATTCCGTTATTGACATATTCATTAGCACATTGTTCCAACTGCTCTCTTGTCAATATCGTTCGTAAGGTAGCGGTAGAACTGGCAGCTCTACCTCTCCAGTAGATTTCCCTGGCTGCATGATTAAATCTCGGACTTCCTTTTTGAATTCCAATAAACATTGGATCGTTTTTAATGGCAGGAGAAGTTGTTACCTGTCTGAATGGCGCTTCTTTTTGTGACACTGATGGCATGAATAATGATAATATTAATAAGATTTCATGTATGAAGTAAAAATTTAAGGGGCAGGCAGCTTCATTAAATCATAGTCTTCCTATTCTATGATGAAAGTTCAGCCCACTGTCTGCCCTGACTGAAATTGAAATAATTACAACTTTCTAATTATACGGTGAAATATTTGCGGCACTTTCCGTCGCAAACGATAGTAAGAATGTTCTATTCTCATGCTTAACTCCATTCTGCATAGTTTATGCACAATGGTTGGTACTGTACCTTACTGTCTCATAATCTGGTAGCAGTATAATCTATGATTTCTCCGCCTTCTGAAAGTTCTTTCTTTAAGTCAGAATCTTTTATTTCTTCAAGTATCTTTCTCCTTATTTTTTTCTGCTGAAGATTCTGTAATTTACTGCGATCAATTTTTCTCGGCTCTCCGACAGGTTCAATAATAACATGGCCGAATTCAAACGGGTTATCCATTTCCATTTCTTCATATTCCGAACTCACCTGAATTTCACCTTCTCCTCTTGCAAAAGGTTCAGGAATTATTTCACCGCAGGCATGACATTGAAGCCATTGATCTGCATCTGCTGGAATCACAGGTTTTTCATAAGTTACAATCCCATTTGCATCAACTGTCTTAATATCAGGATAGATTCTTTTTCCCATCCTGTTATGTATTCCTGCTTTTTCACAGTTCAAACACCAGATAATATTAGATCTCCTGTTTTCATTATCTTGAATTTTTGTTACATCAACAATCCCTATTCGGGGACGTCTTGTTATGCCTGGCATTTTCTTTTTCTTCCTCCTGTCTTTGTTTATTTAGTTGATTCTGCTTTTTAATATTTTTAAAGAATTCCTTAAGTTGACCTGTCTTTATTGCAGTATCAAGATTCTGAGATAACATTGTTAACTCATGCATTAAGATATAATCTGTATCAGACCATAGAGCAGGATTTTTATCAATAGGAACGCCCCTTGAATGAAGATACTTTAACCATAAATCAATATCAGCCTGTTTTTTCTCCTTCAACTTTCTCAGGATTGCACTTACAATTAGGATAATAACACCTACCAACGTGAAACATCATAGAGTGTTTACACTTAATGCATTTTTCTGATTGAGACATCTTTTTTCTTTTTTTAAAAATTAAAATTCACTGCCGAACCTTACTGAACGGAGTGCCATTCTTGCCGAGTCAAGATCATCATCGTTTGTTGTCTGATTTTTATCAAGATGCCATCTGTCTGCCTTAGCCGTTCTTAATGCAAGAATTAATCTATTTCCTAATTCTTTTGGAATCGCTAATTTTCCTGCTGCGATAAGCATGTATAAATTTTCTAACATCCTGCCATGGTCTGTTCTGAAATTAACGGGAATTATTCTGTTCTGTCGCGGTGAGACATCTTTATCATTTAACCAGTCCTGATCTTCTCTGAAAAAAACTTTACACGTATTTATAAATCCTCTATCTGCACCATCCAGCATCCACCATATACTGATAAACTTTGTAGTCCAGAGTTCATGCATTTTTTTCGCTACTACTTCGGGAGTACTCTTATCGAATTCTTCAAAATATACAAGTCTGAAACAATCTTCCTCTTTCATTTCTTCAAATACATAAAGCGGTGTAACTTTTGCCCAGCCAGGATCTATGCCTCCAAAATGTCTGACATAAGGACTTATAGGAATATCTTTAAATGATTCACCTAATTCAATTGCAAATGTTATATCATCTTCTGCGAATACGTTACCAACTCCTGAAATAAAAGATCCTTGATAATACTGTGCATACAGGGGGCCTAACTCTTTTTTCTGCTGTTCAAGAAATTCCCTGCTGATAACTTTAGCTCTAATTGCATCTTCATCTATAATTAAAAATACCTGAAAATTTGGATCATGACCGTCTTTATATTGTTCGTACCATTCGTAGAATTTACCGATTGGTCCATTCGGAGGACCTTCTATCATCATCTGTCCATCCGTATTTGCTAACCTTCCTTTTGCAGCTGCATAAACAGAAGCGTCATCTACGACAGGGGCGATACTCGGATCACTAATATGAACTCGGAAAGCATTCTTCCATGACCATAATGATTGCTGTCTGAAAGGCAGGCCAATAATCCTGCTCGGTCTAAATGGGTTGTCGGGATTTTTTACGAATATCGTGGACATCTTAGTCTGTTCTTCTCTGAAAAATAATTCCTTGCTACTTGTTATGAGATACTTTCTATATTTTGGACTGTCGGCTACTGCTCGCTTTAGAGTATAGATATGTTCGTTTGCATGTTGCTGAGTTTGAGCAACGATTAAACAGTCTTTTCCTCTACCGACTGAAATGGTTTGCTGGAAATCATGTAACAGTTCGGAAGTTGTAAATCCAGATTTCTGACACTTATCAACAAGAACGGTTTTAGCCTGACAATCCCACGCTTCATACTGATAGGGTGCTAGATCTTCAATGAATTCATTTGTGATCTGATGCCTTAACTTTCCAAAATCATGATAGAATTCTTTTGCTTTTTCTGGAATATCTTCGGGTTCAATATGATACGGAATTCTAGTAGCAAACTCATCTTCGTCTGCCTTATCTTCCGATTCCACTAAGTTCTGAATTGCCCTGAATACCGGTAGCAGTGGCATTTCCTTTCTCTCCTAATTTACTTTCTACCTTGTCTAATTTTGCTTTTAATGCAGATATGATTGGCGTACCTAATCCTAAATCGGTAAGCAATCTAATATTTTCTCTTATGTCATTTTTTAATTTTAAAACATAATCCTGATCACGTAATTGAACGGTAGGATTATCTCTTGGTGGGGTTGTAGGCCTTGAAGTTTCGGTAATAAATTCCCTGAGAGAATCGTTCTGTATTCGCATAGCATCTTCAATCAGTTTTTTATGATGCAGGACAAAACCAATCCTTGTGAAATAACTCAGCCATAAATTTACAGTCTTATCAGAATTTATCAGGGCATGACGTCTTTTATAGACAGTATCGCTTATCGGTCTGAATCTCATTTCAATATATTTCATGCCTTCAGACTGAGTTAATCTATATGTCACTATGTCAGCCATGAGTTCATTAACTAATTTATTTTCGGCAGGTCTAAACGGTTTTCCCAATTCTAAGCAATAGCGTCTTTCTCAGCCTGTAAGATATACTTTTAGAGTCTCGGCAATATGAAAAATAAGATTGGGAGGAACAGAATTACCTAATCTGGTTCTTGCTTCAATTGTTGAAAGGAATTTAAAATCGTCGGGAAAAGTGCATAACCGTTTAAGTTCAGAAGTTGTAAGTTTACGGTGTTCAATCGGATGATATAATAAATGTGCCTGTCCTGTAATTGTCGGCGCAGGTTTATCATATGCAACTCTGATGGAATTCCAGCCATAACCTGTAGGGTCTATCTGTGAACTCTGCTGACCTTCTTTCATTAAATATAACATCTTGCTCTTTACTGCATCTGGTTGCAGTTTTGCAATCTCTAATTCGTCATCGGTATTGACCAGACCTTTGACAGCCTGGCGGAACGTAATTTCTTTATGAGTCTTGAATAATAGTTTATCAGGGATATTTTTCAGGTCTTTTCTGAATCCTATAAAAAATATTCTTTCTCGTGATTGCGGAACTTCATAATGTTTTGCGTTCATTAAAAATGCAAATACTTTATAATCTAAGTTGCGCATTGTCTGTAATATTCGATTAAAGTATCCTTTTGCTTTTCCAATTATGAGACCTTTAACATTTTCTGCTATGAATATTTTTGGCTTAATCTCCTGTATTAATCGGATGAATTCAAAAAATAAGTCGGTGCTTATCTGCTTCTTATGATCGCCAACGTGTTCATAACTTCTATTCCAGCTTTTTTCTCTGAGTCCTGCTAAACTGAAAGGTGTGCATGGTGGACTACCATCTAAAATATCAAGCTGTCCTACTGCCAAGCCTGCTCTATCTAATAGATCTTTGCCTGTAATATTCCGAATATCAGCATGTAATATTGGAGTATCGGGGAAATTCATTTGATATGTTTTAACTGCATTAGTTTCCCAGTCAGTTGCTAATTTAATATTAAATCCTGCTTTTCTGTATCCTAAAGATGAACCGCCACAGCCTGAGAAAGTTGTAATTACGTTAATCATTTTTTTTCTGTTATTACTGTTGAAAGGGGCATACTCTTTAAATTTAAATTCTGTTAAGATAAAAAGATGCCGATAACATTAAACAATAATTATAAGGTAAAGACTGTTGAGATTGGCCTTGAAGTAGAAAGTAAAGACAAATATGATAATATTTTTGCTCAACAAAATACAGATAACACTATTACTGTATTACTTCGTCTTGGTAATTTACCCAGTGCAACAATAACATATAGATGGGATATGCCCAAAGAAGATCTTTTATTTATTAATACAAAAGTTCAAAATGAATCAGTAGAAAATATTATTTGGATAAACTGGTTCAAAGCTCAAGATCAACTTGTTAAGGGATTTTGTATTCCATTGCATGATGTTAGCTATATGAAATACGAAGTTTAATGTTTTGGAATCTTATTATGATTATAAAATTTTGATTTTCTTTTTCCCTGAATAACTTCATCATAACATTCCTGGCACATTGGAGGAAAACCGTCTATTGTTGTTTTTTCCTGATTGCATTCAGGACAGATTAATGATACCATATCAATTAATGTATCTTTGTGCATATGTGATAAAGATTGCTACAGATCCATTCCCATATTATGAATACTGCTACCATTCATATCCACATTCTGGACATTTAGTTGTAGTCGGCTGAAAATCTAATTCTTTATTTGAATCTAAATTAAGCTGGTCTTTATGTCTTTCAATTATGAATTCTAAACTTTTCTGCGGAATTGCAATTAGTTCTGCTAATGATGCCAGCCTGTTATTTTCAAATAAGATTAAAAGTTCGGAAGCATCCTTAAGTTTATCATGAGTTCCTCTTAATTTATTCATGACCTGCCTTAATTCTCTGCGATCAACATCAGAATCTAATGGAATTCTGAAGCAGGGAATTTCTTTAATTCCCCATTCTTTATAAGTAGCTGCTCTATGTGCTCCATCAACGATTTCATTATTCTGATTTATTATAACTGGTACTAAATTTCCATATTTTTGAAATGATTGCTTCAGGCCGTTAATCTGTTCGTCTGTCATTTCATTTGGATTTGTATCATCGAATTTTAAATCTTCGACAGGGATTGATTCAAGCTGATATTCTACAGGCTTTTTATGCAGGACATGATCGGAGTTTGCTACTTTTTGCATGTGCATTCCAGCTTTTCTTTTTCCTCGGGAGTAAATAAATGAAGACGTCTTAATCCTATTTCTGAACCTTCAACTTCAATCCCTATTGCAGTATGTCTCGGACATTCATCATTTTTAACTTCTCTCACTACATGCTCTTCAAAATCTGCATCGTTTTGCGGTTCATAAAATGTCATTTTCTAATCCCATACTTTCAAAATCTAATCTGCGTCTTCGCATTTCCGATTCAAATAACCATAAATGTTCTTTATCCCTATTAGTTTCTTCAGTCCGTTTTTTTCCACAGTATCTACAATATTCAGATTCCATTCTATTCATTCTGGAAAATCTCTTTCAATACGTGCAACCGTTTTTCTGAAGGTTTCAAGTATTGGATGAATATCACGCCTTGCAATATCAACAGTAATCTTATGTTCTGAATTTTCCATTATGAAAAAATACATTTTCTTAACTTTATCATAATCAAGATGCAGAGATAATTGTTCCATTCAATTTATTGTAAACCGTTGTTTGATTTATTCTTATCCAGTTCTTTATTCTCATCGTATTTTACAGGAACATCATATTTCTGAATCGGTCTCAATCCCCTCTGCTTGAGATTATCAATTACGCCAATACGATAACCCTTCCAGTTGCCTTCATTATCAAATTCTTCCTTAACTTCATAAATTAAATTAATATCGGGAGTTTTTTCGGAATAAGAAAAATCGTTCGGAACTAAATGACTGTCGCCGTTACTCATAAACTGCCACCGTCACTGTTTTGCCATCGTATCTACATGGCAGTAACAACTGGCAGGTATTAGTTCCGAGAATCTTTTTTGCTTCAACCTGAAATACTCCTGTCAGTTTCAGATCAGGATTAATTTCTTTAAGTTCAGTTATTTGAGACATTTCTTTATTCCCCTTTTTCCTCGTCTTTATCTTTTTCTTTTTCCTCTGCAAATGGATCTTGTATCCATTTATTTTCTTTCACTGAAAATGCTTTTTTAAATCCTTCCTGCCTTATTTTGAATAAAGATTCACTTATCTTAATGCCTTCTACAAATTCGGGAGGTTCGGCCAGCTGACTTAGATCAATATTATATCTATCAACTGCATCTTGAATGATCTTTTCTTTAGAAACAGTTATGAATGGTGCGGTTATGCTGACTCCTGATAAATCATTAAGTCTCTGGAAATAATCAAATGTTTTGCCTGGAATACTATGCTCCTGTTCGTCATGATTTGCAGGAAAATAAATAGCATAAACTTTATTCTCTAATGCCCATTCTATCAATGGTAGCATTTTTGATTCGTCGTCATCTTCAGGATCAATATCAATATTAAATTTCTGAATCGGTGCTTTAATTTCTAATTCATCAAGTACTGGCTGAATGTCTTTCTTATTATTACCCAGTACAATTGGAATAATATTCGTATCTTCAGGCAGATTTTCTTTTAATGAATATAATAAGACCGTTGAATCAATGCCGCCTGTCAGAACTACTCCCTGATTGGTTCTATCGGAATAATCTTCTTTTACTTTTTTTTCTTCTTCACTACCGGTAGCAGTAGCAGTAGCTTTATCGTGTTTACTTTTCCTTGCCATCAGGGTTTATTTCCTCGGCTTGAATGTTATTAACTATCTCAAAAGTCGGAGTTTTCTTTTGAATTTCGTAAAGTGCATTTACAACAGATTGGATATTAATAAAATATTCTTTGGCTTTTGCTTGCAGATCAATATGATTCTGTTCTGCCATTCTTATTCGACTCATTAATTCTCTGGCCGAAAGATTCCATTCATCATTTGAATTTAGATTTAAAGTTACTGAAAGTTTATCTGTAATTTCTTCAAGTTCGGTTTTTTTTGCTTGTTGTTCTGTCATCATTTTTTTTCTTTTTTTTCTCCTTTTCCAAATTTATGATTTTTTCTGCAAGTCAGGTGCTAACATTATTTTACGTGCATAAATCCGCTTATCTGTTTCAGTAATTCTATGTTCAAGTGCTTCATAAATTCCTGGTAAATTATTTACAAGTATCTCTGCTTTAGTAATGATTGGAACTTTATTATCTCCAACCTGTTCTCGGGTAATTCCCCGCATCTTGCCTTTTGTTCCGCTACAGGTAGGACATCGCCATTTTGTAATTGAAAACCAGTCCCATTCCATTTCCGCATTGCAATCGGGTTTTTCTCTGCCTGTTTCGTCATCCCAGCAGGCATCGCATATCATGGTCTCTACTTCGTCAAGAACAGCTGCACCATGTTTAGACTGATGAACCATGTATTTAATTCTACTTAACCACTGAGTAGTAACGAGAGAAGCCTTAAGGTTAGTCATGTCTAAATACAGTAATCCCATTTCCTGCCATCCCGTTGCCCAGTAACGTTGTTTTTCTGGTGGCCCTGGGAATTGATAAACATAATCCTGATATTTTTTAAGTGCTACATTTCTAACCCATTCAATTGCTTCCCATTCAGTTGTAAATTCAGGTCTTGATTTTGGAGTTTCCTTTGGTTCCCTGTGTTCATGGCCTGACAGCAGAACTTTCCTGTTTGTTGCTTCTGTTTCAAGTGCTTTTTTAAGTTCAATTATTGCAAGATAAAATGAATCCATGTCAGAAGTATCCATGGATTTTACCTGTTCCAGTAGCACTCTTTCATTTTTCGTGAAACCGATCATCTGATCTAGTTCGCGCGGTGTTGCCGCCCCATTATCAGTATTATTGTTATATCTTTGTTGACTGGGATTTTTCCATCTTGAGTAGCAGTAATCATGAACCCATGGAGCAATCTTCAAACCTTTCTTTGTAAAAATAGAACGGATAACTTCGGAAATTTGATTAATATTATAAATTAAAATTCCTTCTTTAACAAGGCTGGAATCATTTCTCTTAAAGCGATCTTCAATTATTTCGCCAAGTCGCTGAACTTTCTTTTCGATACTTTCATCTTTGTTTTTTAAGGAAGATATGATATGAGTTTGCTCCATTTTTAGAGCAGCAATTTGACTTTGATCTTCCTGTTCTGCTACCTGCACTAGTACCAGTTGAAATTTATAGAATCGGGTTTTTAACCTTAACGGAATAATTTAGAAATATTTACCGATATAATTGGAATATTTCGGAGGGATCATCTGAGTTAAATGGTTTTTATCATCAACCCAGTTAATTCCCATGGCTTTTTTCCAGTCGTCCAGCCTGTAAGTATATCCATGTCCCCCATGACCTGCAACAGAAGCATAATATGATTTCTGCCTGCCATTGCTATCTATGAATGGTAGCTTGTGTTTTTCATGCGGCGGTTGTAGTACTGTAAAATTATGAATTTCAAATATTCGGTGTCTGATAAGTCTCAGGTTAAACATTGTACCGCATAAGACCAAGTCTTTCCTGACAGGTGCGCCTATTACATTTTCAATAATAAACGGCCTGCCTGTTTTGATTAATAGATTTCTTGTTCTCGCTACCAGATCGGGATATTCTTTTCCTTTTGCTCTATGCAGGGCAGCAGACCACGAATAATTTTGACAGGGAGGGCTTGCATGTATCAGATCAAACTTTTTCATCCAGTTAATATCGAGACTGAATACATTTTTTTTTATGAATTCATAAGGATACTGGTGATCATCTGTAATATCAACGCCTGTACATTTGAAACCTGCATCATGAAATCCTTTTGATATTCCACCACAGCAGCAGAATAAATCAAGTACCTTATTGATTTTACATTTCACTTGTTATTGTTATTTTTAAATTCTATAAGTTCTCTGCCCCTTTTTGCAGTAATAAAATATGTCACTAAAGAACATAGCATCAGGAAAAAGAAACAGGATGCCAGCAGAGTATCATGATAGGTCAGATAATAACCGACAGCAATAAAAGAAATTATAAAAATTATTACTGCCGAATAAGGTCTTATCATAACTCTGATCATTAATTTTTCTTCGGGTTTCATGGCTAAGTCAATTCTGGAATATCCCTTTCTACTAAATAGACCTGAACCCTCTTGATTATTTTGGAATCATTGCACTGTTCGCAGTACTCTTTATCGTAGCCAACCATAGGCGCTGCAAAAATATGATACTGATAAAATGAATTTCGTTCTGTCCATTCTCTTTCTTCCTGTGCTGTGAAATGTCCGCAATCCAATCCTAATTTTCTAGCAACTTTCAACTTCATTCCTACTCCTGTTTTCAATTTCATTATTCCGAGTACCTCCCTTATTTCTTGATTTATGACTTCTTGTTTTTAGCTTTACCTTGCAGCAGGGGCAGTTATCAAACATTATAGGCATGTAAACACAACAGGAAGAACAATATTTTCTGCTGCCATAACCGATAAATCCACCCTGATTATCTGTCTGATACCTTGAACAGATTCCTCGACATGGCATAAGAATCCAGATCAGGCAGGAATTAATTCTTTTTCAGGTGTCTTGAATTCTTTTAATTTTGCTCCTGTAGTTGCTTTAATAGACTTAAGTTCTTTAAGATTATTTTTTACTTTATTATCTGAAATTGTTTTAAGCACTTTTTTAGGTTCGCCAGGTGTAGCTAATATGTGACTGTCTTTTTCTATTTCTTCAATTACGGTCAGATATACAGGCTCTTTACTTTTATTTTTTAAATCAACCTGTACCTGATTTGGATAATTTTCTGCTAACTTGACCAGTTCGTCTTTGCTTACCTGATATTCTTTGCCCCTGTTTTCCAGAACATATCCGACAGTTTTTGTTCCATTTACTATCTTTTTTTTCAATAAATAAGGAGATTTAGTCTTAGATGATCCCATTCTAATGTTATTTTTAACAGGTAGCAGATAAGTTTTATTTTATTTTTCTTTTTCTTCTTTTTGTCCTATATTAAAATAAATGCCACAGTCGTGACACATTCCAAATACTTCATTTGCGTTCAGGAATTTAATTACTTCATCAGTCCTGATATGTTCTGTAACTAAGAAGCCTATTTCTTTTTTACATTCTGCGCATTGAATGCCAACAGCTCTTACTATAATATCTGTCAATTTCTTTTAGTATAATTCCTTAACATTATTGCGTATATTATGCAAGACGTGATCACACTAGTACAAACAGATAAGAATATAGTTGCTAGTTCAGTCAATGGCGCGAAAAGGGTTTGATACATTTATTTTTATTCTGTTGTTCATGTTCGGTGATATTAAACTCTAAAATCATAAGTTTCATGCAGTGATTAAATGCCTGTTCCTTATCATTAAATTTAGGATAACATTGATCGCCTATTTTTAAATCTGAGCAGGCTTCATACTGGTAAGGTTCAGGATATTTTTCAGGATTAATCTGATGCGAAATGTTCATTGTTTCAATAAAATCAACTCTCTTATTGAAATTATCTTTATAATAGAATGCTACGAAATTAAATCCAAAAGGCCAGCTGTCATGATTCAGACCGAATGGAATCCTGTCAGATTTGCAGATCAACATATGACTTGCTATTACAGGATGTGGATATTTTTTGCAGATAATTCCATTGTTGAAAAGTATTACTTCATAAGGAACGATTGACCTCGGACTTCCATCATTGATAGTTTTGCAGGATGTTCTTATTGGTTTGTATTCCAATAAATTATCAATCCATGTGCATGATCTACTGCATCTTGTTCGTTGTAAAATATTCTACCACATTTAAGGCATTTCCATTCATTTTTCATTTTGTTTGTATTCCTGCATCAAAGCCATATTGAAAACCAATTAAGAAAGCTCCAACTTGCATGGCAATATCGCGGTCAATCATTTCTGGAAATATAGGATCGTTAATTCTTGCTTTTATTTTGGCTTTTAATACACTGTGTGCTTTTTTTGACATGACAAAATGCTCATGAACTCTATCAGTTTCTATTGCTAGTTCAATTGTACGTTTAATAATCAAATCAATTTGTTCATCTGTTACTTTTTCTGGGATTATTCTCATGTTCCTGTAGCCTGTTTCACGCAGTAATCAAGGAAATCTTGAAATAAAGTTATCCGCAACATAGCATAAGTAGCAGGTTCATCTTCAACTCCGACAAAAGCAACGTCTTTATCTTCGGGAATATTTATCATTGGAATATCTTTTTCAGCAGTAGGATCTATGTTATGAAATGAAGGATTATTTTTATGCAATGAACCTAATTCTATTAATAAATCTGTCAGCTGTGCTGAAGGCATAAACGGTTTATAACACATAACCAGAGTTGTATTCTTATTCATCATGGAAACAATTTCATAGCCTTTGTTCCTGTCTGTACCAGGCGTATAAAATTTATTTTCAACTGCCATGGTCACTCTCTCAAATCCAGATAAAGGAAAAAAGAAAATATACCATTTTCTGGTTCTGAATCTCTGCATCATTATGTCAAATAATTCGCCTTCATCTACGAACATCATATTAGATTTTTTTCCATCAGGCAGGGGAATAAATCCATCAGCATCTAATTTCATTTTCAAGTTTAACTCAGCCTCCATTGCTGCAAAATGAAGTTATATTCCGTAAGTATGACAGATTCCACTCGTTACTATAGGTAGTATTATTACAATCAAATCCTGCTGATAATATTGCAGCTGCAACAATAATGACAAGAATTAAGATTATGCAGGCGGAAATCATTCTTCAATAACTCCTTCATCTTCAAGTATGTCTGCATAATCTTCGTATAGCTGCTGTTCTTCTGATTCTTCGTCTGAATCTTCCGCCTGTTCAAAAGGTATTTCTTCCTCCTGAATTATGTCAGACATCTTGTTTTATCCTGAATTTTTGTTTTCCATCTAATATTAAATGACAGTCATAACAGCATAATTTTAAATTCCTGATATGATTATTACTCGGATCACCGTCTGCATGATGGATTTGATTTGCATGTTCAGAATTACATCTCATGCATTTATGATCATATAATTGATAAACTGCTGTTCGTAATTCTTTTGGAATTGTTTTTCTCGGTGTATATTTTCTATTTCGCTTAACTAATGATCGTATTGTTATTATTTTATCTTCAAAAATCTGCGGTAATAATGTACTATTATCTAAACTTTCAAGTTCAGCAGGAGATAATAATTCACCTGTCACATCATCATAACAACAAATATCCTGACCTCTGTGATTTTTCCATTCTTGTTCTAAAAGATCATCTTTTCTTTTTTGTTCATAATCAAAAGGAACAAATGAATTAGATCTATAATAAAAATTAAACCAAGACATTAGGACATTTTCCTTGATTTTGCTTCGGTCTTAAAAATAGACCAGACAACTTGAAATTCCTGCCATTTCATTCTCTGAATATAATCAACCAATCCTCCTTCATGTAATTGAGTTTGAAGTTCTTCCATAAGTTCTGGGTTTTTAAAAGCTGCTTCAAATTCATGTCTTTTCTTAGCAAACCATAAACCTACAGTTAATAATTCTCTGACAGCTGAACTTCTGGAATCATTTCTTTTACCATATGGATCATCTCTTACATAATCATCAATCTGAGACAGCAGGCGTAAAGGCAAATTTGTATGAATTAATTGCGAGACCTCCATTTCCGCTGCAATTTTATTATTTTTTTCTATCAAAGTAAGTATAGATATACTTAGTATAGATATATATACTTTAATAATAATAATAAGGAAATTTCCAGTAGAAATAAAGGTTACTAGTAACATCCGTATTGTAACTATTCATAATGTGCAGCTCTGAGACCTTTTGCGTTCCTGCCCTGTCTTGGATCTTTCCACTTGATAAATGCCTGCGGATTTTCTCTTTTTAGTTTCAGGATAAATTGACCATGAATATTACAGACAGGTTTATTATAAGCAGCAAAATCGGCTTTTCTCCTGCATTTATGAATCTGACAGTATGTCAATTTTTTATTTTCATGTTCATTCTTTTATTCTTAAGATTCTGGTCTCTTGCGTTTGTCCTCATCTGAGTACCACAGCAGAAGCAGAATTTGTCGGTTACGGTAGTATAATATTTACAGACAGCACAGTATCTTTGATTGTTCTGATAACCTGCACTCATTCTTTTGATAGAATTACAGTATCCTTTACAGTTTTTAAATGTCATTCTTAGTTTATTTTTTATACTCATCCTTATCAACAATTCCATAACTAATTTCATCTTCATCCATTGTAACTTTTTCATATTCTCTTTTACAGTCCCGACAGTACATATTGCCTGTTTTAATTATCTGACAGATTTTTTCATGGTCGTATTCATACTGCCAGTTATCGCAGACAGGACATAAGAATCCAAACCGTTCGTAGTTGATCATTTCTTTTTTTTCTTATTTCTTTTAGCTGCCTGAACTGCTTTCTCATCAGTTAATTCTATCTTCTGAAAATTATGGATTGCATGAATTAAAGATATTGCAGGATCTTTTACTGTTACAGGCGGAATAAATTTAGCACCGCAGGAACATATGAAATATTCAATATCGTTTGGTTGTTGCTGCCCTTCCCCACAATAGTAGCAAAACCTGAATAAAAAAGTCATTTTATCAAGTCCTGAAATTCTTCAAGGTATCTCTGCTTATTCATGCTGATTGTTTCAAAACTCATTTCTTCGATATGTTTAATCATTGCCCTGACTTTTTTGCAGGTCTTACATTTACATTGTTGAATCAATTTAATTTAATTTTGAACTCCTGATTTTGAAAGTATTAACTTATGATGTTCAGGACAGAAATAATTTAAGTTCTTGCCGCATAAGAATGCATTAGTTTCTTTATCTAAAGAATATACTGCCCCGATAAAATTTGATCTGCCTTCATGCCTGCAAGCAGTACATTCTAAAGGAGTCACGTATATTTTTTCTTCTTTTATTTTTATGTCAGTCATGCAGGAGTTTTCCATAATCTTTTCTTAAGTTCAAATTCGTCTAATGCATCGCCTTTATTGATTCTGATAAACTTGCAGGCAGGATAATATTCTTCTATGAACTTTTTTGCTATTCCATCGTTAATCAGCTGATCTTTATGGCCTAAGTTATGTTTAGAATCGTCGCCTGTATCACCGATTTCAATAATTAACTTGGGAATTTTATGAACAGTGCAACCAATATCATAACTATGACCAGGATATTTTAATTCTAATCCTTTATTTTCTGATATGAATTTGTAAGTATATCTTAACTTAAGCGGGGCATGTATCTCGGGCAGAGTATCAAAAATCTCATAAGTATTTCTGCCAATAAAATCGCAGATAAACTTAACAGGTATCTTATGAGAATTAGGTTCGCCTTTCCTGATTGTTTCGGATCTTCTTGCAGCTCTGTTAAAATTCATTTGAAATTATTGTTCTCCTTCATGATAGCATCTATCTGTTCGTATCTTTTTTCTTTAACCAGTTTTGTAATAAAACAAAAAGCACAGTAATCTTTCCCGTCAATCAATCCGCCAAAAGGTATTTCAGAAAAAGGAGGAAGTCCGCAGGATTTTCCGCAGCTGTTACAGATTTCCATTTATTTTTTATCCACCTTTTCTTTTACCTGCTTCCACAGTATTTTATCAAGACCTGTTTCATGAATAAATAAGGCAAGGAAATATTCGACTGGATCTTTATTCATTTTATCCTGCTGTTCTTTTATCTGTCTTGCGATTTCTTCGATGCTGCAATCTTCGTGTTTTGCCAGTAATCTTAAATGCTCATGACATCCGCAGGGGCAATCTTCTGGAAACTTTATCATGTCATGGTAACATTTAATGCAATCGTCTGTGAAATGTCCTGTAGTCATTTTCCATCTATCTTATCTTTTATTTCTTTCCAGAGTATGTCGCTGAGACCTGTTCTTGATTCATTAATTATGAAAGCAACCTCTTCGGGTGTTATTATTTTCTTGCCGATTAGAAATCCAAACAGCATTTCAACTTGATTTCTTAATTCGTTAAATTCCTTATCGTTCATTTTGATATACACCTGTTTTGAAAAGATGATCTTTGAGATTATTATTCAAGCTAAGAGTGTATTTTATTACAGCAATCCAACTATTATAGCACGTATTGCATAATTCAAGATCGTAATGTATTCCTTGTGGATGTTCAAAATGGCGGCTGTCTATTTCTAATCTCCGAACTGATTTTTGAAAAGAAATTATTTCGTTTTTACATTGATCACAGAATATTTTTTTCAATCTATTATTCTCCAGCCTATTTCCAGACTCTTAACAGAGTTGATTAATTGTTTAAGTTGCGCTACTGCCTGAGATGGCGATAATTTTTGGTGATATGCCCCTTTTGTTATTTCAATGTTCTTCGGGATCTGAAATACTGTTTTGTATTTTAGTTCGACCCAGTCAAAAATCTGTTGCGGTAACAAGATATGATTATCAATCAGCTGCTGTACTTCTGCTCTTTTTCCTATCTCTTCAATTTCTTTCTGACTGTCCTGTCTGTACAGATCTTCTAAGATTTCTGCTTCTGATTTTTCTTTATGAATAATTGTGTCAGGCGTAGTTACAGGCAGGTTTTCAGGTATCTTGTAATCTTCCTCTTCCTCAGATAGAACATTCTTACTGTCGTTTGCGCCCGAAAGTGCCGCAAAGTTTTCAACGTTTTCTCGTGTTTTTGAAGAATATTTCAATTCTCTTGGAATAATTTCTCTAATCCTTCTTTCGCTCAGGCCACGCCGTAACAGAGCAGCTTCAATTAATTCTCTGATCTGTAGTTTATCAATTCCTGTTTCCTCTCCGAGTCTGATAATCTTAACAGCAACTTCCATTGATTTCATATAACTATCTGCCCATTTTTCTATCAGGTCAATTAAGACAGGAGAGGGGGAAGGGGAAGGAGATTTTTTGATACTGCTACCAGTAGTCATTTTTTAGTTCAGCACCCTTTCCAGAATTTCAACAATGAAATTACTCCTGCTCATGACTCCGCATTTTTCATCTATTTTTTTCACCAGTTCAGGTTTAGCCCATAATCTCAGGCAGACAATATTTTTATCATGCTGTGAAAATTTCGGCTGTACTGACTTGACAAATTCTTTTGCTGATTCAATACTTGTGTTCATATCTGTTTGTGGTTGTGGTTTTATTTGCTGCTGTTGCTGTTGTTCTATCCTGCTACTGCTACTGCCCCTGTCAATCATTGACATGAAATCAGATTCACTAAGTACGTTACCGATCCAGCATTCTCTTACTATGGGTGCAAGATAACCAGGCCGATGCAGTCCATCATCAGTTACTTTTTTGAAACCAATTGGAGGTTCATTTGAATGATAATATTCTAAAACAAGTTTATCATTCTCACTCCTGACTCGGTATTTTGCATATCCAGGTTTATCACATTTCGGGCATGTTGTTAATTTTCTGCGATTTGCTTTTGTTAAGTTACGGGCATATTGCCTTAGTTTTATTCTTTCTTCTGGTGTTTTTCTAATAACTTTTTTCCGATGTAAGTAATTTCTTTTTGATTTCTGTTCCTGTTGTTGCTTAGGAGGTTGTTCATTAACTGTTTCAGTATTCGGGACAGTAGTAGCAGATTCATTCTTTATTGTTATTTCTTCGGTCAGCAGGTTATTCATTTCGTATAGCCCAATATTTTCAGCCAGTATATCGTAATCTCATTTATGTAGCTGTCCCGCATTTCTGAATCGACTTCATTATAGTCTTTGAACATATGTGCCATGGCCTGTGACAGAATTATGATCATGCCAATCTCTGCCTGTAAACAGACTTTAAAAATGCTGTTACTTACATTAAGAATAATCCTGCTTTCCTTTACAAATATTGGAGGCCGATTATTTCCATAAGGAATCTGAACAAATTCAAATCCGCCTGGGTTTGACACATTGACCATGACTTTTTGTTTCTGTTTTAATGCCTGTTCATTGCCCTGATAGAACGTATTTTCAAATTGATTTTGATTCTGCATTTCAGATGGAGACTTGATTTCATAAGGTGTTGAGATTGTGCTTATGTCGCCTTTACTTTTTATTGTAGCATCTGTATGAATTCCTCCGCCGTCACCTGGCTCTATGTGATGTTCGTGTCCGTCTGTCCTGAATCCATTAACTTTCTTCCCATCTTCCGCACCGCTACCGCCTGTCAGAGCAGATTTTTTCTTAGGAACTTCAATTATGCCAGCAGCTTTTTTCGCCTTCTCAAGTGATTTCAGCAGTTCGGGATTGTGCCACATATCAACCTCAATTTCCTGTTCTTCCTGCGTAATTATTTCAGGCATAAGGAATCTATCTTTGAATGAGTTGTTTGCGAACAGGGAATCTAAAAGACCTGTCATTTTTTCGATAAGTCTTTTTGATTTCAAAGGTGAAATCTGGTCTTCCCCATCTTTTTCTATTTTCCTGTAGTTGCCTTTTTCAAGATACTGTTCTATGCCTGCCCGAATTTGATCAAGTAATTCATCTTCCATGAAGTTATCTCTATCAGGCGTAAGGTTGAACTGATCGCAGTTTATCCAGCCTTTGATACGGTAATCCAATCCCAAGTCTTTAAGAGTATGACCGATCCGAATGTTTTTCTTATATGCCCACAAACTGCCTGTTCCTGAATTATAGTTTTGTATATTACCTTCTATGGTGATTGTTGGAGAACTATATATTGTATAGACTTTCCTGAATGTTTCGAGTTCCTTATTTATGGTAACTGGTTCTTTATTGACGAAGATTTTTGTTCTAGGATCTCTTAATATTTTCAGTCCGAAAGTGCCGCTTACGTATTTCATTATCTCTTTTGGTTCAGGCAGTAAATCCATGTCCACGTTATTGACATAAACACAACAACCCTGCTTTTTCATCCTGCTATTATTGCAGCTTACAGGATTATCATCGTCGTCAAATCCTCCTGTATCAACAATTAAAGTCCTTTCTACATCACCATTGTTTGAGATATATTCCAGAGTTCCGTTAAGATCTTTTGTCAGGCCGAAACATGAGATTCTACCGATTCCAAATTCTCCTGCCGATTCTTTTTCATCTTCCTTACTTGATTCAAAAAGTTTTGCAAATTGTTGCATGTTATCAATGCCGGTGGCATAATCAAGACAGCCGAACTTGGCGAGTTTTCTTCCTTCTGATGTTTGTTCAGGTATCAGCAGTTTAATTATTTTCTGCGTATCTGGAATCTTTCCGTATTTTTTCAGGGCAGCTAAATCTTTTCTCTCATATGCATCTGCCGAATTTGTAACTAATTCCCTGAAAGCTGCTTTTCTATTCTGATATAATTTTGCAAGTCGCCTGATTTCGTTTTTCCTGTTTACAACCCAATCATGTCTCATTTTTAATCTTGTCCACTGCATTTGTAGGTATTTCAAATGTTATCGCAATTGAATGCATTAATCCATTCTGCGAATTAAAAGCCATCTGATAAGTTACGCCTTTTATTATTGCGCCCCATGATCTAATTTTCTGCATGTAATCTTTATGCCTGCTTTCTACCACTCTCGGATCAAGATTTGATATTATTTGTATGAGCGAAGTTGTAAATGGTGTTACCTGTCTTGGTTCTGATACTGATGCTGTTCCTGCTGCCGGTGTTGGTGTTGGTGCAGCTGTTGCCGTTGTTGTTGCCGTTCCATTTTTCTTTAATTTTTCTTCGTTCTGCCTTGATAATTCAGTCTGTTTAGACTGTTCATCTTCTTTCTGTTCCGTAGTCTTGCACTTATGCGGCTCTTTAGTTTCTGGATCAAGCGGAATTTGAATACCTCTCGGACTTAGTTTATTTTTGTCGAAAATTACTTCTGCATGACAGGTATAACAAGTTGGCTTTGATTTCTTTTCTTTTTCCTGCTGTTCGGTAGTCATTAGATTTTCACCTTGAAAGTAATCAGGACATCTTGATCAGGCGTTGAATCTGGAAGATTTGATTGTTCGATATGTTCCCTGATTTTTGCTATGGTCAGGTCTTTAATATTAATCGGCTCTTTGATCGTCATTTTAATTGCTCGTGGTTTTGTTGTCATTGTATTTGATCCGCCTTCCGTATTGCATCCAGTTCAAGTAGATATTTTTGAACTACCTGTTCACCTCTACCTTTTACGGTAACTGTCGGCATAAGTTTTGTATTTTCATTTGTTGCCTTAGTTTCCAGTTCATCTATTTTCGGCGTTGAAATGCCTGCTACTCTATTTAGTTTTGTAACCATATTGATAAAAATTATTTGTGCTGTTACAGGATCTTTATTTACTACTTCAACAGTTACGTAACCTTCATTGTTCTGAGTTATTTTTACATATTCAAAAAGTTCGTTCAACTTTTATATCTCTCCTGCCTTAAAATATTTGCAAGGTTATCGAACAGCTCTTGACAGGAAGAACAATATGGGCGTGATTGTCGGCAGTCACACCATATACATTTTCTGTCATTCATGATTAGATTTCCCCTTCTGTTTCAGTCCCAAAGTTTTCAGTCGATCTTTCAGTAGAAAACGGAATTCATCAATCTTTGTACGATTTTCTTCTTTCGCTAAAAATTCCAGAAGATTGTCTGATTTCCTATCTACCTTTAACATGGTCGTATCTTGTACCATTTTCGGTATTAACTTAAGTTATACCTAAGTATATATGTCTTATCAAAAAACCGCTACTGAAAGTAATAGTGCTATTACAACTGGTAGCAGTATTCAATTTCATGCTTAAATTCTGCTTCCTGATAGAATCTGCCAGCCGCAATATGCCAGCCGCAAAAGTCACAATACAGTGTAAAATTCAGGAATATGCCTGTATTTGTCCTTTTTAAGACGATTGGATGGTAATCGTCAGGTATAACTTAAGTATAACCTTGTATATACTTATAATTGTAATATGAACTCGGGGAAACTCGGGGGATGTGTAGTCAGAAAATAAGGCTGAGGGGCACAGAAATCGGGGCGAGAAGTAATTGAGCGCAATTCCGGCTGTCGTGAGTAAGTCTTATGGGATGCAGAGAAAGAATTCCGGCATACTTGAATAGCCGGTGGGAGAGAAAACGACAGGTCAGTACTGCTGATGACTTGCTTTGCAAGATATGTTTCCTTAAAAAGAACATATGACCGATGAACCTGTTGATATAAAATGAAGGGGTCGAATAAAAAATAAAAATAAATTTTTTTTTATCAGTATTAAAAATGAAAAAATCATTTAAGAAATTATTAAAGAAAAATCAAAAAGACATGAAGAAAGAAGTTATTGCCATGATGGTATTATTAGGTCAGAAGAAAGTTTTAATTCATGGAAATCATGTTTTTTAAAATATATTTTTTATCAGTAAAATAAAATGGAAAATCCAATTGTAAAATGTGAAGAATGTGGCAGAGTATTTGACGCAAGAAAAGAATTTATCGTATTCAGATTCAACAGAGATTTTGATTCTGTAGAATGTTCTGAGAAATGGTTTGATTCAGGTAAGATGCCTGCCAGTGAATTAAAATAAAATTATTTTTTATCAGTGCATGGTCAGATTCCACCGAGTTGCGGAATCAAAATAATTGAGGTGAAAAAAATGAATAAAAAATATGTTGAATACCTGCAAGACATGATAACCGAAAAACTACAGGATACAAAAGTTGATTTATCAACTGAGCAGATTAAAAAACTGCTGGAAGTATCAGGCGAATTAAAAATCATGAAAGATGAATTATATCCTTAAATTTTTTATCAGTAATCAAAATGAATCAAATTGAAATGTTCGCAAAATTAAATAAAAAATTAAAAATTCAAGCAATCAACGGCAGACCAACTTTAATCGTAGATAAAAAAGGATTTGCATATGATATTGATACAGGTCATAGCATATCTTGCAGGAAGTGTTTTAAACCTGCATATGCAAAAAATGGAAGAGCCTTTTGTGAAAATAAATTATGCGAATGGAATAATTATGATGTAAGAGATTAAAATATTTTTTATCAGAATTAAAATGAAAAAACAAACCGATTTAGAAAAATTACTTATGAGAATACAGCATGGAACATATAACTTGGAAGAAAATCATTCAATTGGAAATGACGGTCAGGGCAGGGATATTCTTACGGTAGAATTTTTAACTGAAGATGAACCGATTGATTTCTTAGCATTTAATGATTTAGTATCTGCCTGTAACTGTATAATAGTTCAGGTCTTCGGAGGTTCAGATGCTTATCATGTTGCATTTTCAATTGAAGAAAAACTTCCAGAAGGAAATTAATTTTTTATCAGTATGACAGATATAAACACCGATGCCTTAGCTGAGGCATATACAAAAATAACCGACATAGCAACAAAAGTATTTCATGACATAGATGCAGAACAGGATACTTATGAATTCTTAAAATCAATTGCAACTCAGATAAATGTTTACAGAGTTGCCGTATTTAAGAATCTGAAAGAAAAGGAAACTAAAACGATAAGTCTGGACGAAGTAAGGAAAAGTAGAAATAAATCAGAATAAAATAAATTTTTTATCAGTAACTAAGGACAACAACAATGCCAACTAAATCTGATTTAGTGGCTAAGTTTGATGTTACTGACTGGAAACAGTTTATTTAATATCAGTATGACATGACATAAGGCATTAAACAGGGACTTAGATCGGTAGATCTGAAATGTCCTGAATCCCTAATACCGAAACAGACTTATCAAGCAATGCGTAATAGCCGTACTTGAAAAAGAGAAAGTAAGTATGAGCAGGACAGGAGTTTACATCTTTTCAGATTGAAAATCAAAAAGCCTGAATGTAATCTTATGCCATGTCGGGATTTCCCCGAAGGAGTCAGAATAAGGAAAATCCAATTTTACCAGTATCAAAAATGAAATATAACTATTGTAAAGCCTGCGGAAAATCTAACGGTTCAGACTGTCAGCATTGTGATAAATGCATAAGTCTTATGAAACTTGAATTTCCAGAATTTTTTAAATAATTTTTTATCAGTATGAATAAATCAAAATCAAATTCAAAAATAAATACAGAATCAAAAATAGAAAACATTGTTTACATAACTGACAGCGAATTAAAACAGGACTTAGAATATTTTTCAGAATTAAGCAACCTGACCGTAAGAGTATTAGACAAAGACCGATTTGTTATAACAACTGATACAGGCATAGCAACAGAAATGTTCAGGAAATATGGATTTTATGTTAAAAGAGTTCTGGTACAAAACAAATACGGTTCATATGCAGGAGTAGAAGTATTTTTTGAGCGTTAATAAATACTGTGTTGCCTGCGGAAAAGAAAACGGAACAGACAGGCCGAGATGTAAAAAGTGTACAAAAAGAATTGAAAAAATAATCGGGAAATATTTTTTTCCTTAAGTTCTTATTTTTTATCAGAAGTAAAATGGAAGCAACAATTACCTGTCGAATCTGTGAAGATTCAGGTTCATACAAATTAGGTTGGGATTTATTTACCATGCCGAATGGAGAACAGTTCAATTTATGTGATGAATGTCTCGATTTAATTCAGGAACAAAGAAAATCAACTTACGTAAATAAACAAAAATAATTTTTTATCAGTAAATATATGAAATGCAATCCAACGTATTAAATCCGTTCCTATAATTCTATTCTTAGAAATAGACTGCGGATATAAGATTGATAAAACCTTTAGAGGTAAAAGCAATCTGATGCGGTCATATGCGAGATGTGAGTAATGTATTCCTGTAAAAACGTAAAGGCTTGCGCAGGAAATGTTGCAGGAACAGTGACAGATGATCTATGAGACGTAGTTGCTTTCGTTTTTTATCAGTATGACAACACAATTTGAAATTGATAATCAGAGAATTGCAAACAGGCATAACGAAATTTTAGATCAGGTAGTCAGAGTTATGAATGAACTGGTATTAGAATTAAAACGGCTGAACGACAGAGAAGATGATAAAATAAAATATTAATTTTTTTATCAGTAGAATATACAAGATGCCCACCAGATAACTTATGATGAAGAATAACTTTCTGGTCAATGGAGTTTTATTCTGAATAAGTTACAGAAGCGGATCTTCTCACTGTTCTACTTTATCAGTATGCAAAAAATGATTAAAGACAATTGTGTATTCTGTAATCAGGTAACTTATGATTCAAATGTCTGTCCTGATTGCAGAGAGATTTAAATAATATTTTTTATCAGTTGAAAACAATAATAGTGAAAAAGAAAAGCGACATTAGAACAGTAAATGTTATGGCAGACTTCGGAAATGCAGACCTGACATGGAAACCATATGGTTATACAGGAACTAAAATAATGGCTACCGACATAAACGGAAAAGTTGTTGGACCTTCAGGCATGAAAGTTGAATGGAGAGAGAATAATAATAAGCAACTTGGCTTAGCATGTTCCTTACCAGAGACTTATCCTTTTGTGCCGATGGAACCGATTGACGAATTCGTGAATAATGAACTTGAGAAAAGAATAAGAGACTTTTCGCCTGAAGCAAAGAAATCAAATTTCAAGATAGAAAACATTGCAACAAAATCTGCTCATAACGGCCTGAGTAAATACTGGATTGTTCAAACAAACGTACCAGGCAAAGTAGATAAATCAACTCATAAAGACGACAACATGAAGTTTGGCTTCGTAATAAGGAACGGTTATGATACGGGAGTAGCATTAGGAATTGACGTACTGACATTAAGGATAATCTGTCAGAACGGCGCAATTATGAGAGGCATGGATTTTGGAACAACAACTATAAGACACGTAGGAAATGATCCGAAAAAATTACTCAGGACATTTCAGACAGGATTAATGAATGCAATTGAAGGCTGGAGAGAAGTTCTTGACCTGTATAATAAAATGGCAGTTACGAAATTAACTGAAAAGATGGCACAATACTTATACAAATCAATCCATATGCCTGTAAAGTACTTCCCGAGTTATTATGAAATCGCAAAACCGAAAGAACTTAAAGAAAATCCAAAGAAGCAGCTGGTAGCCTTAACTAATGAAGGTAAGTCTGTTACCTTATGGGATAACTTTAATCACATAACCGAACCACTCTGGAAGGCAAGAAATGAACAACCTCAGAAAATGAAAGATGGAACAATGGGAGTTAAGCCAGCATTATCATTCTTTACTGTCGCCTACGGAACAACTAACCTGCATAGATCGATGAACAATATAATTCAGAATAAGGCTGAATTTGCTTAAGTTTTTTTATCAGTATGACAAAAATTGAAGGTGGAACATTAGGAGAAGCGATATTAGAAGTTGATCTCGTAAGAGAAGAAATGAAGGCAGCAGGCAGACCGCAGGAAGCAGAATTATTTTATCAGCTGAAACAACTAATCGGTGAATTCAATCAGTATCTTTCTGGAGGATATTTAGATCCATATTATGTAACAGAAAAATGCGATTCAATAAAGTACAGAGTAAGAGAAATCTGGGAAACTAAGTTTAATAAATAAATATTTTTTATCAGTATGAAAACAACAATATTCATATCAACAATGCTGATGGCAGCATTAACTTTTGCCATCATAAGTGCAGCAAACATGACGAATAATGCAATAGCAAAAACAGTGACAGGCGACGGATACACATTAAACGCACCTTCAGGATGGAAAATAACGAATAAAGAAAACAGATTTACTAGTTTCGATAAAACATTAAGTTATGATAAGGGCGGAAAAATAGGCAGTATTAAATTAGAACATAGCGACAGTTTCAATACAAATGCAAATTATAATACAGACCAACTTGAACAGGTAATTGGAATGGTATATCCAGATGCCAGCGTATTTGAATCAGGTAACACTAAATACATGGTAAACAATGAGACAGTGCCTTATGTAATTGCGACAATGACAAAAGAAAACTTATTCGGATATAAGCATCATTTTGTAGTATTCGCTGCAACAGTTCCGCTGAGCGATAACGACGGACTTATAGTACAGTACATAGCAACAGAAGACGATTTTGATAAGTTGAATAGTCAGGTAGAAGGAATAATTCAATCAATCAAACCAAGTAGTTCTGTATCAAGTATTAGTCTTGATTCTACAGACCAAGAGAAACTAACTGGCTACGGTGTAAATTAATTAAGTAAAATCCAAACTTTTTTTATCAGAAATAAAAAATGGCAATACTTAGAGGAATTGGATACGGAATCGGAATAATAATACTGATCATGGGCATAGTTTCTTTTCCATTAGGATTAGTATTAATTATTCCAGCGGTAATTATGCTCTGGCTGCTGAAAAAAGGCGGTCAGGTAAGCAGGATGCAGAAAGACCTGAAAGAACTCAGACGACTTGAAGAGGAACGGATGAGGGATAATATTCAGCAAAGACGAAATGATATTATCAGGCAGGAATGGGGGCAATAAATTTTTTTATCAGTATGACAACAAGAAAAAAGTTGGAAAGAAAACCGCATCCAACCGACAGGTGCAATTACTGTCCATGTCCGAGATTCAAACATAAAGGAAAATTAGGACATGAAGGCATGTGTCTTACTAAAGATTGCTACTGCATAGGATATGAAAATATGCCTGCTCAATCTGAAATTCATGATTAATATTTTTTAACAGTTGCAAGTAAATATTATTTATCTCTCCCTGAAATTCTGACCATGCATCGAATAAATTTAATATTAATTTTTGTTCAGGTCTGATCATTTATTTAATAAATTACGGCAGTACTTCAATAGATATATTTTCATATCTTCCCTGACAGCCTTCATTATACATGCAGAACTCACCTGTTGTCCAGTCGGATTGTTTTATCTTTACGCCATTAGATACAAGATTTCCATCGTCCACCAAAGTATGAATAAGTTTATCATCAAGATAGAGACTGAACTTATTACCGATAAATTCCATCATGCACTTTCTTCGTGTTCCTATCGGAGTAGCAGGCGGGCCAGTCCATAAAGTATATTGATATTTTTCTATCTCTGCTTGATTTGTAATATTAGTCGGTGCATCTTTCTTTCCCATTTCGACTTTATCCCTTCCGAGAATAAAATACCAGTGTCTATATTTATCAACATGCCTGCCGAAAGGCCAAGGTGCATGCCAGCCTGGAGGAACAATTGTATTACCGTTCTTATCTTTAGTATAGAGTTGTTTTTCATTTGTCAGGAAGAAAGTTATTCTTGCATTTGTAAATTTTTTTGTAGAACGTAAAATAACACTACCTGAATATATTGAGAGTTCTGTTCCGCCTGGTGCCATGACACAACCTTTTGTATCTGCCTTGGCATATCCTCCCGAATTATATTGATGAAACCATTTTCCGTTAGATGAAGTTTTTCCTACCTGAAAAGTTTCATTATAATTAAAATTATCATACAGGTTTGGATCTGTTACTGGCGGAGTTGGCGTTGGTGTAGGAGGGATTGGAGTCGGAGA